TGCTACATACGCTGCTACAGACGCTGCTACATACGCTGCTACATACGCTGCTACACGCGATGCTACAGACGCTGCTACATACGCTGCTACACGCGATGCTACACGCGATGCTACAGACGCTGCTACATACGCTGCTACACGCGATGCTACACACGCTGCTACAGACGCTGCTACACGCGATGCTACATACGCTGCTACACACGCTGCTACAGACGCTGCTACACGCGATGCTACATACGCTGCTACAGACGCTGCTACATACGCTGCTACAGACGCTGCTCAATTTGATAGGAAATATAATAATACAAACTACTATACGGATACATCTGGGTACGTATCTGCTGGTATAGCGTTAGGAGTTGGTAAATTCGGGTTTGAATGCGCTGCGTTATCTTGGCGTATGTATCAAGGGGGTAATTTTTGGTCAGGATGGGCAGCGTTCCTGTCATTTTTTAAAGATGTTGCCAAACTCCCATTAGATTGTAGTAAATATATTCACTGGGAAAATGCGGCCATACACGGCTCTTTTCGCATTATGCATTCTGATTTCTGTATGGTTTCAGATCGGCCTAGGGTATTAAAACTTGATGACCAAGGACGCGCACATTGCGAAACAGGGCCATACATACAGTGGGCAGACGGTTCAGGTATATATGCATGGCATGGTACGAGAGTGCCAGCTATTTGGATTGAGGATAAATCATCTTTGACACCTGAAATTGCTTTAACTTGGGAAAATGTAGAGCAACGCAGGGCTGCTTGTGAGATACTTGGTTGGCATAATGTGCTTGAGCATCCTAGCCTAAACCCGAAGATTATTGATACTGATGAACCGCATATCGGTGAGTTAATCGAGGTTGATTTACCTGATGCGCCAAAGCAGCGGTTTCTAAAGGTGCAATGTGGCACGGGTAGAACATTTGCTTTATCTATAAATGATAGAAAGTATAATACTGCTTTACACGCCAATGCTGCCATAGGTGGATGGAGGCATGATAGCAACGATGACCCAATGAATTTCATTCCAATGTTTAGAACTTGATTTTTAAAACCAAAAGGAGAAGTAAAATGGAAGTAGTAAAATTAACGCATGATATGTTCAAGTCAGGGCAGCCAATAGCGCAAGGAGAGGCTAGAATATGGCTTAAGCAATACGCACCCAAAAGTGTGCTTGATAAATTAGGAAAACTTAAAAATCTTCAAGAGCTTAAACTTGAAAACGGTATGCTTATTGTCGCGCATTCCGAATCAGGGCATCACCACGTTCTTGAGCCTGTTGCAAAAAACATGCCCATATCGCAAGCAGCAAAGCTACTGATTGATGACACGAATGCACTAATTGGTGAATTACAAATAGCAAATGATTGCTACTTGTTGCACCAAAGAGGGCACGATACTCATAAAGCGTTTTTATTACCAGCAGGTACGTATGTCAGGTCTTTGGATGAGGAAACTTCTCCGGAAGGCTGGCGCAGAGTGGCTGATTAAGAAAGGAATATATATCATGAACTTAGATTTAAAAAACTTAAGCCTTGAACAGTTAGTCGCGGAAGCGAAGGCGGCGAAGGGTATGAAAAAACAATGGGACGATCATTTATCGTGCGTGTTAAGCGAAATTGTTTTGCGGAACAATGATAGAATAAACGACCAACTCGCGCAAAAAGATGATCCATTCGGTACTGTGCGCGTGGATGATTTGAAGTTTACCGTTCCGAAGGCTGTTATTTGGGATCAGGAAAAGCTCGCAAGGCTTCATTCTGAAATCAGCAATGCGGGTGATAATCCTGATGAATACATGGCTGTAAATTACAAAGTGCGGGAAGCTGCGTTTAAGAATTGGCCTACGCATATTCAGGAGTGTTTCGCAGATGCGCGTACTGTGAAGCAAGGAACAATCAAACTAGAGCTGGAGGATTAGTATATGGACCAAAGAATACCTGATTTATCACAAACAAGATTGGCAGCGGATACATTGCTGGCAGCTTGTCATTTAAGGGCTTTAAAGGCTGGCTGGTGGAATTCCCTTGAAACAGGCGAGCATATCAGAAGGCCAGTGCCTGAGCTTTTATGCTTGATCCATAGCGAGATTAGTGAAGCTCTTGAAGGGTATCGCAAGTCTTTGCGTGATGATAAATTACCACATAGGGAAATGCTGGAAGTCGAGCTTGCCGATGCGGTAATACGAATTTTTGATATGGCTGGCGGCTATGGTTTAGACATAGGCGGCGCGATAGCAGAAAAACTAGAGTACAATAGTAACCGCGAGGATCATAAAGTTGAAAATCGCAAACAACAAAACGGAAAAAGGATATAGATATGAGTGACTTGATTGATAAAAAGTTATTGCAACACAAAACAACAGCATTGCTTGAGTTTCTGGGTCAGCAAGATATGACGAGCGCAGAATGCCAATTGGTTATGGCAACAGCAACTGATTTTATTCGCACTCAAAGTATAAGAGGTTTACTTTTAGGAGGCCATGATGCTTAACATCGAAAAGCGAAAACCTAAGCCACCAAGGATTTTAATTTATGGTCCTCAAAAGATTGGTAAATCAACATTTGGAGCGGCTGCACCTAATCCAATATTTTTACCGACAGAAGATGGGCTTGATAACTTGAGTGCGGATTCTTTCCCGCTTGCGAGGGATTGGGCCACGGTTATGAATAATTTAACCGAGTTATGCACAAAAGATCATAGCTATCAAACACTTGTTGTTGATAGCGTCGATTGGCTTGAGCGTCTTGTCTGGGATCAGGTTGCTAAAGAAAACGGCAAAAAGCAGATTGAGGATATAGGGTATGGCAAAGGGTATTTGATGGCTATTGATTTATGGCGCGAATACTTGGAAGCCTTGGACTATCTTCGATCTGAAAAGAATATGCTTATCATTCAGATCGCACATTCCGAAATTAAGCGTTTTGAAAACCCTGAAACAGATGGTTATGATCGGTACGTTATCAAGCTGCATAAAAATGCTGCTTCAGTCCTAATGGAATACGCCGAGATTATTCTTTTTGCTAATTACTATGTTGGCGTAAAGAAAAGCAAGAATGGATTTTCCGAAACATCTAAAGCTGTGGGTTCTGGTGAACGTATTCTTTACACAGAAGAACGACCAGCATTTATTGCAGGGAATAGGTACGACCTACCAACCGAAATTCCATTTGATAAGAATGGAGAGTATTGGAATGTGATAGCGCAACACGTTCCGTTTTTTAAAGCGCAATTTATTAACGAGGAGACTACAAATGGCTAAATTATTTGAACCTTTCAATATCGCAGATGTGCCTGAGAATCAGTACGAACTGATTGCGCCGGGCAAGTATCAGGCAATGATCGTCGCAAACACTTTGAAGGAAAATAAGGCAAAAGACGGTGCTTACTACGAGCTTGAGGTTTCTATCCAGACGCCAAGCGGAAGTAAAACACTGAAAGAAATGCTGAATATCCAGAACAAGAACGAAACAGCAGTCAGAATTGCGCAGCAAACACTGCGTGATATTTGTATTGCTTGTAACAAAACTTCTATTCAAGACCTTGATGAAGTCATGAATATCAGGATGCTTGTTAATGTTGTTGTTGAAGGTGTTGGCAAGAAATATACCGACTCAACAACAGGTGAGGAAAAGGAAAGTAAGGGGCAAAACCGTATTAAGAAATACGAGCCTTACAATGCAAATGCAGCAACACAGCAGGCGCAGGCTAGCACGCAGGCGACTGATAACCGCCCGATCTGGCAGAAGCGTTAAGTAAAAATCAGCCCTAAGCATGGCTTAAAACTGCTTATTTTTTTGAGAGGATAAAAATGTCAGCACCAACACCACGCGATCCTATTCTGGACGCGATTGATGAAATATTGATTAAAGACAACGAGAATCAGCCCAATAGAGATTATATCGGGGCTTCCATTGTTGGTGAACCGTGTTCGCGTAAGGTATGGATTAAGTACAATACGCACCATAAGGAAAAAATGAGCGCAGAATCAGTCCGCCGTATCAATGATGGCCATAGATGTGAGGCCGTAATGGCATCACTACTCAAGCGCGTGCCAAACGTGGAGCTTATAACGCATGATGAGGCTGGGCAGCAATACGGTTTTAAGAATGGCGTTATGCGCGGTCATTATGATGGCGTTATAAACGGCATTAGAGGACTTTCCACTTGGGCGATATGGGAACACAAGGCAACAAATGAGAAGAATTTTAACAAGTTGGTAAAACTTGCCTCGAACCTTGAACATATGGCGTTGCAGCAATGGAATCCTGTTTATTACGCACAGGCCGTTGTCAATATGCACCATGAGAAGTTGGATTACCATTATATGACAGTATCAACCGCAGGACTGCGTGATTATACCAGCGTATTGACAGAGGCAAACCCGACATTTGCGGAAGGGCTGATTACGAAGGCAAATAGGCTGGCGACAATGAAAGAGCCACCACAGAAGATTGGCGGTAAGGATTATTTCGGATGTAAGATGTGCTGCTTTTATGAGGTATGCCATGCTTAACTTGCGTTACTATCAGCGCGATGCAGTCGATTCTGCGTGGCGATACTTACAATCCAACCATGGCAATCCGCTGATTGTGATCCCGACCGGCGGAGGTAAATCGGCAGTATTATCGAAAATAATAGAAGAGGCAATGCAATACGATCAGGCGCGTATCATTGTCGCCACGCACGTTAAGGAATTGGTGCAACAGAATTACGAGGAGTATATAGGCTTATCACCTTTTGCGCCTGCGGGTATTTACAGCGCAGGACTAAATCGGCGTGATCATCATGCGCGTATCTTATTCGCTGGCATCCAGTCTATTTATAACAAGGCCGAAAAGCTGCAACGCTGCGATTTGCTACTTATTGATGAGTGCCACACTATAGCTCAGAAAGATGATGGCAGGTGGCGCACGTTTCTAGGCCATATGCAGGCGATTAATAGAGGTATGCGGATTATTGGCCTGACAGCCACACCATACAGACTTGATAGCGGTATGCTTACCACAGGCGAGAATAAAATATTTGATGATATTTGCTATGAATACCCGTTGCTCAGAGCAATTGAAGATGGATACTTATGCCCTATCGTGCCGACCACTATGGCAACGCGGTATGATTTATCGAATGTGCGGACACTTGGCGGCGATTACAAACAAGATGAACTTGAAGCGGCTTTTAATATTGATGAAAAAACAATGAGGGCCATTGATGAAATAGAAGCCTACGGACAAGACCGCCGTAGCTGGCTTATATTCGCCGCTGGTAACAATCACGCTTATGCCATACATGAGGAATTAAAGAAACGTGGCTATCTTGGTGCAGTTGTAACGAAGGATACCAACAATACAGACCGCGATAGAGCAACAGCAGAGATAAAGAATTATAAGATTAGGTATTTGGTGAATAACAAGGTATTCACAACTGGTTTTAACGCCAAGAATATTGATCTGATTGCCGACTTTGGCGCGACTAAATCCGCTGGTTTACATGTTCAAAAACTCGGGCGCGGCACGAGAACAATTGGCGCAAATATTGAACAGAGCATTGCGAACGGAAAATCTAATTGTATATCCAGTGGATCTTTAGTTTTGACTAATTACGGCCTAATTCCTATTGAAAAAATTACGAAAAATATGAAAGTTTGGGATGGTATTGATTTTGTAAATCACGATGGTATTATATTTCGCGGTGTTAAAGAATGCATAAAATATGCTGGTTTAATAGCAACCCCAGATCATAAGGTATTGACAAAAAATGGATGGAAAAGTTTTAAAGAGTGCGCGGACAATAACATTGGAATTAGAGTTGCGGAAAAAAATGGGGAAGCAATACAATTTTCTAGAAATATATTCCGATCAGATTCAAGAAAAAAAAGGATCGAAGAGGTCCTATGTTTTAACAAAATGCGTTTTGTGCCAAAAGATATCAATGAAGGAATATACGAGTTTAATGATGTCAAAAGCTGGTTGCAGAAAATGTGGGAGAAAAAGAAACAAAAGCAAGCCAGTTTTTGGTGTTCCAAAATGGTTATGGGGGAGGTGCAATTCAGCGAAGCAGAGGTGTGTAAACAAAAGAAATCAAAGTTACAAAAATTATGGAGGAAGGGGGGTGCAATTCAAATTTGGGACTGCGAATCATATGGGGAAATATATAATGGAGAACCTTGGGTTAAACGCAGAATTACAAATAGACAGAATAGACAACAATGGCCACTACGAGCCCGGAAATTTAAGGCTAGTAAAACCCAAAATAAATATGAACAATCAAAGGACAAGTTTTGGGACAAAAAATATGCACTTATTCAGAAAGGAGTACCCGCAGGTAAGATATGCAGACTCTACAATAATAAGACTGTTAAGAATGGGTCTAACTCCTCAAGACATAGAGCATCGCTTTTTCAATCTAAAGTCATGCAAACCGAAAGGGAAGTATGGGACATACTCAATTGCGGACCAAGAAATTCTTTCTGTGTTAATGGATTAATTGTTCATAATTGTGTCTTGCTCGATTTTGCCCGCAACGTGGATTACCACGGGCCACTTGATAAGATACGCGGTAGGGATAAATCATCAAAGGGCGATGCTGATGCACCAGTCAAGGTTTGTCCGCAGTGCAATCAGGTTTGCTTTGCGGGATTGCGCACATGCTTTAAATGCGGTTATGAATTTCCATTTGATGAGCAGAATAAAATAAGAACGGATGGTGGCGATAATGCCATACTATCCACACAGATTGAACCTGAGTGGCATAAGGTTGCAAGTGTCGCGTATGATTTGCACCAGAAGGAAGGTAAAACGCCAAGTATGCGGGTATCTTATTTTACCTTTAATGGCATATACCGCGAATGGATATGTTTCGAGCATAGCGGATTTGCGAAGAAAAAAGCGCAAACGTGGCACATGAACAGGCTTTTTAGAGAGGAAATACCAACAACGATAGATGCGGCTCTAAAGTTAAAGTATCCGAACCCGACCAAAATACTTGTCCTTCAAGATGGAAAATACCCACAGATATTGGATTATGATTTTAAAACTTCGACAAATGAAGAAGAAGTTAAAACTTATAGGGGTATGGATGATGATGAAGATTATATCCCGTTTTAAAAAATATTTTAAAAAAGATGTTGACTGTCCCGTAATAGAGATATATAAAAGTTATATAACACAAGGAAAGGATATTTTATGAGAACTTTATTAATGATTGCAGGATTGTTGTCAATCGGTCTTGCGATATTTTTAGCGTGGGTTACGCATTGTGCTTGGTGGATTAAGTTACTGATGAATGAGCAGATGGATACCGCTGGTGAAGGTATTTTGGCCGTATTGGGCACTACCTTCCCCCCAATTGGTGTAATCCATGGGTTTATTTTATGGTTCTCGTAATTATTTAAGGAAACACACAATGTTTAAATACGAACACCCAGTAAAGGACTTCATCCAAGACGCTGTGGATATTGCAACGCCGCATTTGATGACAGGAAGTGCCGCGAATAAGTTTAAAATCGCTATTCACATGGTTTTGACTAACGTTGATGACCTGATATGGGGACGCGATGCCGCAGCAAAAGACCGCGATAAGTACAAAATAAAGGCCGCAGAGCTATCCGAGAAGCTCAAGGTATACGAAGGCATAGACAAAGGCGCGATTAAACAACAACAGCTTGAATCACGGCTTATCAAAGAGGTCCATGAAGATGCTATCTTCGTAGGTATGGGGCAGGAAGGCGCGATACTGATTAAGGTGCTTGAAGATGGGCGGATGTTTAACGAGTATGGCGAGGTCTGGGACAAGACTGATCTGGACCACTGCGAGCGGTTCATAGAGCTGCCAGATGCTTATTATAAATGGTTTAAGGCTGTGAGGTAGTTATGGAGAAAGGAGAATTAGTTAATAATTTGTGTAGAATAAATGAGCGCATTGGTCTTTTGGAATTAATGATAGCGCACAGCAAAGAAACGCTATCCAAGATAAAATTAGAACGGGCTGATCTGTCCTATAAATTGGATGAAATTGTGCTGGCTGAAAGAGAGAAGTATGACGGCATAGAAATTTCAGACCATGGGCTTATTAGATACCTTGAGAGAAAGCATAAGCTTGACCTAGATGTTTACCGTGATGAAATTTTAACTCCAGAAAATATTAAGCGTATAAAGGATGGGGCTAAAATTATTGATTTAGGGACTGTTAAGCTTGTTATTAAAAACAACACTGTTGTAACCGTTCTCGATGCAAATATGGAGGTATGATGACCCTATGCGGATTATGCCAAGGCGCACAGAAAATAAAACTCGAGTACACAATATGCCCCGTTTGCAATCACGCAGGGGTACGGATTTTGAAAGGAAAGTAAAATGAACATTGAGCAAACAAAACGAGAAGAATTTAAAACGCTGTCTAAGGAATTAATTAGATGGCTAAATGAAAATTGCCACCCACACTGTGAAATACGAATAGATAATCAAAGTGCTGAACTTCTTGAGGGTCAATTTTGCGTTAGAACAATGGCCTACATAAAGGATTAGCAACATGACAACCAAACAAGAATTACCACAACCAGCGAGCGCGGCTTTGGAGGCCCTCAAGAGTTTGAATGATTTTCAAGAATTGAAGGGAACTTCAGAATACCATCCGCGTGTATTGGGCAACTTTCTTTGGATGCATAAGGAAACCATCCGCCAAGCCCTAGCGCAGGCTGCGTGGTTGCCGATCGACGAAAACACACCGAGAGACATCCCAATTCTAGGATGCGTAAGTGCGAATGGATGCAGAGATATTTTAACATTAGAAAATCCAGTTGATTGGAGATACGCAAGTTTCCCTGATTTATGGACGCCATTACCAGCCGCGCCAGTGGTGAAGGAGGGGAATAATGGCTAAAAATATAAAAGCAGACTGTGGTTCTGTAATAAAAGCGGGTGATAAAATATCATCTTCCTACGGAATACCGCCAACTCGGATTTGTGGAAATGTTTTTTCAAGAGACGGTGAGCTTTGGGTAAGCGTTGATGGAAACCACAAGCCAAAATTGGCATCTCTAAAGGAATTTAAAGAAACTTTGTTTGTAATTTATAAGGAAACACCATGACCAACCAACCGAGTGAGAAGATGAAGAATAACCGTGATGCTGTTCATAGAATACATTGCGGTATTAGTGTTTTGGATGGAGAGAAAGAGTATCCTCCAACTTGCAAATACGGTGATGAAGATTGTCCTGTAGTGCTTGAATACAAAACTATCCCCGAATCTGTTATAATACCGAGGGAGGAGTTTGAGAAGGTGAAGGATTTATTGCGTAAGATTTCGTGCTTAGGAAACGGAGAGCGATTTGGTAACAGTGACGGGAATATATTAGGTCAAGAAGCCCTCGCAATATTAGAGAAGAATGGGGGTGGGGTATGATTAAATTATTAACTGGAGAACTAACTTTGAAGTATTGGCAATGGTTTTTAATTGCCATTGTTGGGCAGATACTTGGTCAATATTTTAAAGGTGTATTTACAGGATTAGGATTTTAAAATGACGATGCCAGAGAAGATATATGTTTCGATTGGTAAAAAAGGGATACTACGCGTCACTCCGAATGAGGGTGTTTACGATAAAAACAGAGCTATTTACGTACCAGAAGCCCGAATTGCCGAGCTTGAGGCAAAACTTTCTGGAACACTAGAACAGAATAAGGGCTTTATGAGCTTGGCAAATGAAAAAATAGAGCGCATTGCCGAGCTTGAGGCGGAGGTGAGGAAGTTGAGGGATGCGCTGGAAAAGTATGCTGATCCTGAATACAACGGATATAACGCGGACGGATCTCATGCTCGTAAAACTCTAGGAGACTCCAAATGACCGAAGAAACACTACCGCAAAAACTGCGCATTAAAGCTGATATGATTACCCTATGCGAGCGCATACAGTGGGGTTCTGAGACTTCGCTCATGCGTGAGGCGGCGGATAGGATTGAGGAGTTGGAGGCCAGCTTAAACGTCGCTAGGATGCAGCGTGAAGGTCTAGCTCAAGCAAACAACAGCCTATCAGAGCAAAACGCAACGCTATTGAAGCGCATGGATGCCGCGATGAACTATATCAAAGCAATCGAAGGCGATGCATACAAGTTATCTGCGGTTTATCTGATATTGAATGGGGGTAAGGATGGAGATTAAACAAGCTGACATAAACGAGCATTACATGATAGTACCCAAACAATTGATATTCAGCCGGCGGAGGAAATGTGTAAAATTCGCGCAAAGCGTCAAGTTGTCCTCAGACTACACATGGGATCAGTATATGATGGATCTGTATAAGATTATGACAGGGCAGGATACCAATGAAACACCGTAAAGCACTCGCCAAGCGCATGAAAAGCACCGCTGCGGATATGCTTGCCATATCGGATGATCTGCAGGAGTACAACGCCATGCGAGCGCATTTGTTACAGCAAGACGCAATTAGACTAAAAGAATACGCCGAGGATTTAATTATAGAAGGAGAGAAGTAGGATGAAAATAAAAACAGTTAATTATACATACGGCGGCATGAGCCTTGAGTTAATAGCTGAAACCGATATCGAATATATGGTTCTCAAGCAAATATTTACACACGGTGGTATGACTATGGGTAACGGTAATACAAAAACACCTGATGGAATGGCTACTGGGTTCTATTTAAATACATCCTCTAAAAGAGAAGGAGAGGAGAGAAGTGATGGATAGGGATGCTATAGAATTTTATGCACTTATATTAATACTTATACTTTTTTATATTATAGGAAACAATATATTCAAGAACGACACATCCGCCGATAAACTATCCAAAATCTGCGCCATCGTTCAAGCAGACAGCGATTACATAGACAACGATTCAGAGCTTTATAAAGCGTGTGAGGGGATATGAAAAGTTTAATGTGCTGGTTTATGGGTCACTGGTATATGATTACCTATGATTTTGATAAAACTAACTCAATCAAAGAAGCGAGATTTTATATATGCAGATATTGCGGAAAGAAAAAAAGATGAAACATGATTACAAACAGGCGTTGGGAGTTTTTCAAGATTGGCTTGATAATGACCTTGGTGGTATTAAGGTATGCTTTCACGCGGACGCCATCCGTTCCGCGCTTGAGTTGGCAATAGCTTTACAGCCGAAGCCGATTAGTGAAGCACCGAGGGATGGGACGCCCATTCTAGCCTACAGCGAGACAAGAGGGCTTGAAAGTCCTGTCCAATGGGGGCGGTATGAGCGTTTCGATCTAAACGGATATAGTGGAGCCATAAGCAATTACGTTTATTACTATGACCTATCAGCATTGCCTAAAGTGGAGGAAACAAATGAAGATTAACCGAGAAGAGTTGAAACGCGACCTAGCCGAATTTAAACTACTACGCTGCGATGATGCTGGTGAACTACACGGCGAGAACAAAACAGTTTATAATGCGGCATTACAATTCTGGAAAATGTCCGACCCTAAGTACGTGCCGACGGAGGAGATGATAGAAGCCGCAAGGCGCAGGGATGAGACCTCGGACCTATATGTAGACATTTTCCGCGCAATGATTGCAGAACTGGTGGAGGGGTAGGATATGCAGGGGCATTTTGATGCTGAAATTATACAAAAATCTGAGTTAATTTTAAGATAAAGGAAAGCAAAATGAATAATATTCTATGTATATATCACGGTAATTGTGCGGATGGTTTCAGCGCGGCATGGGCAATTTGGAAACGGTTTCCAGATGCTCAATTTCATGCAGGTGTTTATGGGCAAGAGCCGCCAGATGTTAAGGATAAGCACGTTGTTTTAGTAGACTTTTGCTATAAACCCGATGTTCTCGACAAGATGACGGAAACGGCTAAATCTATTCTGATATTGGACCACCATAAATCAGCAGTCGAATCCGTTCTTGCGGAGAAGATGATTGGTATTTGTCCACCTGTTGATATGTTTAATAAATACACTGGCCCGATTACATGGGAACGTCACTTGCAAAATGTCTATCAAGATATTGGTGAGGGTATTTATAAAGCCGTGGTTTATACGCTTTTCGATATGGATCGTTCTGGCGCAATGATTGCTTGGCAATTCTTTCATCCAGAAAAAGATATACCGCAGCTTATTAAGCACGTTGAGGATCGTGATCTATGGCGTTTCAAGTTGGGATACACGAAGGAAATACAAGCGGCTGTCTTTAGTTATCCTTACGATTTTGAGACATGGGATTGGCTTATGTCTTATGCTGACGATGTCGATGGACATAAAAGCCTTGTGCATCAAGGTAGAGCCATAACGAGAAAGCATGAAAAAGATATTGCAGAGCTTTTGAGCGTCACAAAAAGACAAATGGTAATTGGTGAGCATGTTGTTCTTGTTGCTAACCTCCCTTACACAATGGCGAGCGATGCTTGCCATGAATTGTGTAAAATGCAAGTCCATGATTGTTTTGGTGTGTTAATTGGCGATACGCCATTCGCAGCGTCATATTATGATACTAATGACGGCAGGGTATTCTCATTGCGTTCAATTGGTGATTTTGATGTATCGGAAATAGCCAAAAAATACGGCGGAGGAGGACACAAAAATGCTGCTGGTTTCAAAATGCCAATTGGGTGGGAAGGCGATGCTTAACGCCGAAGTAATCCATAACGCGGAAATGAGGTTAATATGAAACAATCAGATGGGTACGGAATAACGGGTCTTTTATGTTTAACGCAAATTAGCAATAATTACGCTATATTTGCTGCAGCGTTAGCATTTATAATTGCTATTGTGTGTATTTGTAGGGATGAATAAAAACCCCCGCTTTTTAGGGCGAGGGGTACGCAGTGAGATAAGTTTATTACATTTCCGCTTGACGGGCAAGCCTAATCTTCCATCTCCATCTGAATGGCTTCCACGATGGTTATATCACCAGCGCAGCTACCCGCAGTTATTATTACAAACACACTCAAAAGCAGCAGCTTCATCTATTGATCCAATCCACTCGGGCCGAACGATCTGGCAATAATCATTTGAGATTGTACTTTTTGCGCAGCTTGTCACGATAGGCAGAGTCAACACGAGAGCGAGCAATAGCTTTGTTTGCCTTGTCAATGTTCTCAAGCGTAGTCTCCTGTATCTTCTCTTTCGTAGCCTGTTTCCCCGAGTTGTACGAGAAAAGCGCGACAGTGAGAACAGCCGCACTGCGTAGCATGTCCCAGATCCATCCGAATGAATTCATGCATTACTTCTTCTCTATTGGTGTGCTGTTTTTAAGCCCGTCAATTGCGTTGTTTAGCGTTTCCAGTAGCGGAATAAACGCATCATCCACTTTATTAGAGCTTGCCTTAAAGCTCTTGATAAGCGCAGTAGAACCCCACGCCAAGCCAGTCGCAATGACACCAGCAAGAAAAGTGGCAATCATTGTAGCAGTCTCAGAATTTAAAAAATCTTCCATTTGTATTACTCCTTTTCCAATTGAAAATGCATAGCGTCAAAAAAGCTGTTATCCAGCGTTTGACCATCTCTATCAAAATCACCGCCCCATGTGATAGCAATGCCCTCAGCTTTACCAGCCGCGAGCATTAAACCAGCCAGTAATCCAAAGCGCGAAATCTCTTTAGCGTTACCAGCGCGGACCGCCCCCATATCAATCGGGGACGGGTAGAGGTCAACCGCATGACCGAAGCCATCGGGTTGCCTTAGATGCCGTGATTTAAGCGTCTGTGTCGCTTTTTCTTTCAATAGCTGCTCTTGCCGCTCTGGTGTTCTTAAACCCTCTGCAACGGCAAAATCCATAACCTGCATATCCATTACTGTATGGACGACTCGGACTAAATCAGGATGAACACCCTTTAAACGGTCTAGGCTTTGCTGTGAGAATTTGTACTTCATTTCGCATACCTTCCGCGTTTATTGTTCTTACCTAACCGTTCAACTGCAATTTTTAGTATTTTTATTTCATTCTCTAATGAGATTTTATCTCGTTCACTTTTCGCCGATTCACAAAACAGATCAAGATTTCTTGACTTTAAGCGATTGATTTCTTCAATCTGCTTATTATTGTCTGCCTTCAATTTGTTATATGTGGATTTCAATACGAACATGACCTATCCTATCACGGGGTTAACAGACTTGCAATCATAGCGGCAATCGCCTTTGCGTTATGCAGAGCGGCACCAACTGCGCCCGAGGCCATAGAAACGCCGAATAATACGCCGTTGGAATAGCCTTTAGCCGTATGGCGCATATTCTCCAAGTTGGAAACAATCGGCTCTATTTCCTCAATTTTCGCCCGTAATTCGCGTATATCCCGCCCTTGGTGTAATTGAGTATCCCGAACTTCTCCCAAAGTACGGCTCATAGTATCAACACTTCTAACAACGTGTTCAACACGTTCCGCCATCGCGCCCACCTGAACTTGTAGATTTGTATCCATGTTATAATACCATATTTAGAGTTAACATATAACTATTGAATGTGTTAGTTAGCGGAATGTGTAAGCGATACCCCAACAGGACCATACGCGCCATCTTTGGGGTAGAACTCATCTGGTCTGTCAAACGTGATAATACCACTATTACCATTAAAATTATAGGTCATTGTTTTACCATCCAGCGTCCATGAATAGCAGTATTTATGGCCTTCTTTTAGCTGGTCTTTAGGAAGTAACTGAATAGTTTTATCATCTTCGGGCAATCCCCATTTTGTTTTGATCTGTGCCCGAACGCCATTTTTACCAGTAACCCATTTAAAATATGGCGTATCGGATTTAACACCGTTCACAGTCCAAGGCGTCCCGTGGACTTGAGTAAATACCGTGTCCGCCGTTCCTAGATTTAACTTATGAAACGTCACGCAATTCTTTCTGGATATAGAATCACCTTGCTTGTAATTCGTCTTTGTTGCCATGTCTTTGTATTCCCTGCGTTCAATGCGAAGGAATTTGGCGTTTGCTGTTGGTGTTCCCATTAGCCCTGCTGGAAGTGAATAGGTAATAGAGCCATCCGAATTAAACTTGATATATTCCGAGGTCATCTTCATAACTTCAAGCGCGGGATACTCTTTCGCATCTGGAAATGTATACTTGGAATTCTCGAAATTACCATAAGGATATTTTATCTGTGGCACTGATCCTAATGCATCAACTCGCGCTTCAAGCTCTGCTATTTTTTTAAGTATATCCTCAATCGTGTCATTTTGCGCCGCAACCGTTCCATCAAGTTTTGAGGTATCAATAAGCTGCGCGTTTGCCGAGAAGAAAGGTACGCAGAGAAGTAAGAATATATAGATATATGTTTTCATTTAAGCCACCACGTTCCATTGTGTTCCATTATACATTACTTGAGCCTTACCATAATTTGTACCAATAACATATGTTGCGCTGCCATCAATATTACCAGACGCAGGCGTTATTGTAATATTATGAGAATTCGCATCACCCCTGCCATCTTTAATCGTATAGATACGACCCTTTAATGGATTGGCTGGTAGGTTAACAGTCGTTGCGCCGCCGACAGTTTTATTGACGATAATAATATCATCCAAGTGTTCAACAGTAACTGCGCCAGATGCTGTAACCGTTCTCGGCTTTGTGCTACTACCTGTGTCAACATTTGCCACACAGCCAGCCGTTGTTGTAAGGCTATAATCCCTTGCGTTACTGCCAAGGATAATTTGACAATTTTCAGTCACATCAGCATCAATAATGCCGCGCCCACGTGAGCCTGATAGATTAATGGTGCAATTCTTCCCCTTGGTAAACTTCCAAGCATCCAGCGTTGTTGGATTACCGCTCGCGCCTATAATCTCGCCCGCTCCTGTACTAAACTGTACCAGCGTTCCCATATCAATCATCCAGTTACCTAAATGAGCATCACGGGAGTAGAACCCGTTTGCGCCAATTTCAAGGCCGTAAACATTCTGGACCTTTGCGCCGTAAACATACAATCCACTTGCATTCGCCACGCGCCCGATGCGGAACGCCGCCTCATCTGGTTGCCCTGCGCCGTTCGCTGCTTGCCATTGCGAGACTGACAATTGACCCGCAACATATCTGCATCCCTGAATATCAAGCAATGTGCCGTAACCATGGATAACATGGAAATTATTAAAGAACATCGTGTCAGCCCATGCGCGGGATGAGCTGCCGCTTGAACTTGTCCCCGCACCAACAACGATACACCTGCGCCCGTTATGGCCTCGCATCAAACCAGACAATCTCGAAGCCTTGCCGTTACGGAATAGGAAGCATGGCGCGTCATCACCAGCAGTATTATTGGCATAGGAAGCAGGATCAACACGCGGCTCTAATCGCATAATATAATCCTGCCATGAGTCAAGCCCTTCTGATTCGTAGACTGCAAATTGATAATTAGAACCTGAGATAAACCACTGCATACTATCAGGCGTACCAGATGTAGCTTTAAACGCGCAGTACAAATACTTTGAATATGTGCCGCGCACATTGACAACGTGTTTTTCATTCTCTGTATTCGTACCAACAGAGACATAACAATATGTCGCTGAGTAATCATACACAGAGTGCGGGCCACGATCACCGCAATGGAGAACGCCGATACAAGACGGGTTTGTCGTCCAGTCAAAGTTACCGTCACCACGTACAACGACACGCTGGCGGTAGGATGAACGAATAGAGCCACCAAGCGCACCAGCTTTAACAATAACACCCAACCTGCGAATACGGCCCGACCACTCCACCATATCAATGGTATCAATATTGGATTGTGTACCACTTTGGAATAAGTAATACGTTCCTGAATAGGCTGTTGTGAACGCTAAAGCTGCGCCGCCATTTGTTGATGAAATAGTAAATGTATCGGCTGATAAAACATCTTTGACGTAATACGTTGTAAGGAATGTTAAAGACCCCGGCAATCTTCCACCATGGGATACGCCGAACATAAAACTGTCACCAGATGCAAGACTGTGTGCTGTCAGATTTACAATGCCGGGCGTTCCTGTTGTAAACGTAACTTCACGGTTTGTCTGTGTCGCGGTAAAGAATGTAGCGGGGTTTGATCCTGTTGATGTGCGCTCAGTACCGCCTTGGAATAGAAGATTTTCACCTTCAAAGTGGGTCATGTTGATGTCAACTGTTTCAGTACATTGCAACACGCCTGCGCCAGTTAATGTTATGTTATACAAGCCAGCCGCCCAAGTTGCTATATTCTGGAATCTCGAATGCCATCCAGTAACGCCAGCAGCACATTGAATGCCGAGTGCGCGAATGTCAACCATACCACCCGCTTCTGGGATTATAACGAAACGGTAGTTAGTCCCCTCAATGTACCCATCAGATGTGAATGTACCAAGCGTACCAGAATACGGTACATCTGGATCGCGAATTTCAGCAATACGGTATAAACCACCTGATTCATACGCATGACCTATATACCATTGTAATGTGCGAATAAGCGTACCAACTTCATAACCAGTTGGTAACTGCGTCATATTATCATCTGGTGCTGCGCTGTTAATTGCCCATTTCTTTGAAATGATAGAACTCGCACCTAAATCCTCAACCTCATCAGACATTGTAATAAACGCGCTATCCATCAAATCTTTAAACGCTGTTCTTACCTCTGATGGCGTAATATCATTAGTGTCATTATCCTGAATATATTGGTCAACATATTGCTTTAAATCTGTTCTGTTTTTTGCTGTCATGTTACACCACCGTGAATGTTAATGTTCGTGTTTCACCGCCAAGCGTATTAGTACCCGTAACTTCAATAGTCACCGTCTGCCCCGCGCTTAGCGTCCCTGTAGCGTCATACGTCCAGCCGCTTGAGAAAGCCCCTGATACAACAACACCGTTTATTTTCATAACTCTTGTGAAAGCATTAGCCCAATCCGCATTACCACCAGCCCACACACCCGGCTCAAGAGTAATAAGCCCAACAGTTGCCGCCGTGATAGTTGTTCCAGAAATACCAGTTCCGGTTGCCCGTAATTGGAAGTTAGTGGTAAATATAGTGTCGTCACCAATATAATACATCGGTGCTTTGGCTTCTTTTTCTATTTGGAACAGCGCGGGTTTTGAAATCTGAATACGGCTATTTGCTGCAACTGCTCTATACCTAACCTGTAAGGATGGATTTACAGAGGGCGGCTGTGTCGCACCAAAAGAACACATCGGAACGCTTAGAATTGTATCAATCTTTCTTGAGTAAGGTCCAGAATGAGCAGCGGTTGATGGTGTGGTTGAACCAACTGTCCCGAATGAGCCACCAACAAGCGCGATATTTTCGATTCCCGCCGCGCCGTCCGCACCGTCATCAATAAGAATACCGACACGCCATTCATAGAAGGCACCTTTTACAAGACCCGTTAATGATATACTCGCAGTGTCATCTAACACAATAGAATTTTCAGCAGCGGGTGTACCTGATACAACGGCTTGTGCAAGTGTAGCATCTGGAATAGAGCATACAACAGACATCCCTGTACCGTTTGTAAGGTTGTTTGTAATTCTTCGCCCTGTAGGCCAGTTTCCTGTGGGCGCAATCGTACCTGATTTCGTACCAGCAGTACCTGAGAATGTATTACCAGGATGAATATTAGCAGACCGCCAAGTTTTCGCAGCAATGTCCGCAAGAATATTGGCTTTCGTTTCTGTCTCGACGATTGAATCAATAGCGTTAAACATTGCCAATCCGCAAGCATAACCGCCGCGCTCGTCTGGGTGTACCCTTGATGCGTCAGACGTAGGCGACATATTTGTTGGGTCATTGTAAGCTGCGTAGGTGTCGCATAAAACAATACGATCTCCGTATGTTGCTTGACGCGCCGCAATAATTGCTTTCTGGGCGTCGTTAACAGCTAAGTGCCAGTTGCCCCCTGTGGTCTCTGTTGACACGTTTGATCTGATCGTTGTGCAGACAATTATTTTAGTATTTGAATTTAGTCCAGCTATACACGCATCAAGGTTTCTTTCCCACAATGGCATAACTAAGGCATAATCAGCGGATTTCAGCGTTAACCCACCCGAAACCTGAGGGTTATGACCCTGTGAACAGAAAACAAAGATTTCAGGTTGCTGTTTTATGGCTTGATTGCGTCTAGCATAGATGCTGTCCAAATCACCTCCTGACTGGCAACTCATCCAACCAATCGCAGGGCGAACGCGTCCATTCAACAACATAAGCGCGTGCTGAGGTCCGTTACGCAAGCCGGGCGCAGCCGCCGTACTCATCGTACCATCCCCATAGAACACTATACGGGAATAAAGAGGGGCTAGGGCAGAGCCGCCACCACCTCCAGAACTGCTACTTTTAAGTAAAAGCAATAACGACACGTTACGTTTCCAATGTTTTTACAGCAAGAAGTGTTATTGACCGTTCAGACGCTTCCGCACTTCCTGAAACAACTTTAAGCCAACGCCAACCAACAAACTTTGTCGGCTCTAAGTAAAATGCTCGCGCAGTCCCATCGCACGTTACTGACACAGCAGTCTTTGTACTGTCGTGCAGCGTATAAAAATTTGTTTTATCAGCACTGACCTGAAACGTAACGCTCGTACCAGTCATAACAGGCAGGATCATGCCAACAAGTGTTCTGTCGTTAATGTCGATAATACCAGATGTTGTTCCCGCCGCCGCAATTGTAGCTGTTTCCCTAATGATACCTTGTGATAAACTTGGCATTATTTGATTCTCCTTACTGAAAATGTGCATCCAGAAACGCCAGTTGCGGTATTAACCGCGCCGCCTGATTCTTGAAATGCTTGATAATAAATATAATCTGTTGGCACTACGCTTGTTTCAATTGCGATATTTGTCTGCACATTCTCTGTGGAGTTTGTGCCTTCAAAGAATTCTCGGCCTATTAACGTAGCATTTTTATAAATTCTTACACCATAAGCAGAGCCATTCGTGAGATTGAAAGCGTGGTTTACAATGATATGCACACGACCTGTAAAATCAACGGTAATGCGCTCACTGTTTGTCGCCGTATCATGCCAATTACCATCATCCCATTCTTCCGTATCGAACGTCATGGTGGTCCAAGTATTATTTGTTTGGCTCACCGCAGCGGTCATGTATAATTTTGTACCATTCGGATAAATATTTACACTCGGCGCAGGCGGGTTAAGCACAATCCACTTTGCAATTGATTCGCGGTAAATAAGGAATAGCGTATCACTTGTTGTTGTTAATGTAATATCAGAGCTTGTTGGAATAAAGATATTACCAAGCTGATCGACAACAACATCCCTTGTAGAATCCGCTGTGGATATAATAAGCAATTGCCCGTCACGGTCAGCCGTTATTGTTGTGAGGTTATCACTTGCCGCGTTACCTTCTGTATCAACTGTATGCACAAGCGCGATTGGTGTAATAACACCAGATGCTATCGTAAGCTCACTTTTTGTCGCCGAGGATACAACGCCGTTTAAAGCCGCTGTGCCGCTAAATGTCTGGTTTCCAGACCATGTATTCGCGAGTGCGTAAAGCGCAACATTAACCCAATTCGAGCCATTGAAACGCACGAAATCATTAGTTGCCACACCAGTTAATACAACAGGCAGGAAATCACCCTGCACAAGCGTGTTGAAATTTGAAAACGTAATTGAGCTTTGTGATGGAATAAGTGGGTCTGTGCCTTGCGCTACCCATATAGTATTGGCGTTTTGCGTGCCGCCTGTAACAAACACTAGCGATCCAACACGCGCATCTGTATTACCATCGAAATCAGGTGTGCGAATCCAAGAGCCGCTTGATGTTGTGTATATACCGTTCTGCACTGGATTGGTTTGATTCTTAACCAGAATGCGAGAACCATCAGTAGCGTAGTTATCTATTGTCTGCTCACCTGACAAGGTAATGTTTGCAGTCGTCGCGCATTCAACGGGTGCTTTAATAGCAACCGATCCTGTCAAACCATTCAGTCTATCGACAATAGTGGAACTCATAAAGCCTCCGTAGCGGTATCATGATACCACATTGTTTTTTTAATCAGAAGCCTTTTCTGCTGTTTTTTCTGTGTAGCCTATAGCTCTGAGTGCGCCTTTATATTCTTCGCCCTCAGATATATCACCAACACCTTCTGTAGAGTTGAATACAGATTGTAGCGGCTTACCAGTCACGAGCGAGACAGCCATTATAAAGTCTTTAAGCTCTATACCCTCAAAGCCATCTTCCTGCATTTTTGTCATAATATCATAAACCTGCCTCAGGCTTAACTCCACACCAGAGGCGTTTAGGTTTTTGCTGTAATCAATATCCCATAGGTTTGCAAGGAATGCTGTAGCAAAACCACCGAGTAATGGATACGAGTTTGCAGGACCAAGAATAGCAGCGCGAAGCAATGCGCCATCGTCATCTTCATCATCGGCATTAAATGCATTTGCCGCCAATTGGAATAATACAGGGCCAATGATGTGATGGGTCAAAATAATCTTGGTCGCCTCAGCCTTTGACATTTGACCACGCACCATTTGCCTAAACGCTTTAGCCTCAACCCGCAATAACTGCAATGGATGGGAAATAAACATCATCGCACCACGCGCAATTGGATTTGAAACAAGCTGTGCGCGGGAACGCTTATCAAGCCGTGTTGGTTGCTGCGAATTATCAGTCGCCCGCTCAAAAGCTTTAATCGCCTCCTCATGGCTTTTGCCAAGGGTGTCTTTATGGTATTTATAAACAGCCCAGCCGCCGACATAAATCGCAGACCTATCACCAAGTACAGTCGGATAGGCGAAGAAATCATCCAGCTTTGCATTAGCTCTTGATAATTTATTTTTATCAATCATCTTTTGCAATCCGCTACGTACCATTTCAATATTAACATCGCCGTGACGGTTTTTCATGAGCGGCGATTTGCTTAATATATCTATGGCTTCATTGAAGTTTACAGCAAAGTCAGCGACACCTTTTGCAAAATCTGCGGCAGGCATTTCAGCGGCATATCCAACAAAACCCGTAAGCTGTTTGATAAACGCATTTGGCTTACCGTTAATCAAAGCCTTTGATACGTTCACATTGAAGCGCTCAAACCACTTTGCCGCTAGTGTCGCACTCTTGGTATATCCACGTGTGAAGTCCTCAATATAGGCTTTAACAATTTCGTTATAAACACCGCCCCATGTTTTCTCCAATGCCTTTGAAACTTCGGTATTTGAAAAGATTTCATTCAAATCTTTATTGGTTTCCGCCATTGCAACAAAATGAGATGCACCTCGAATATAACGCCCAAGCTCAAGTATATCCGATTTTTCCTCAATCTTACGGAATGTGTTCATTCTATTCTTTGTAAATGACGGAAGCCCAGCAGCAACTTGCTCATTTAATCCAGTCAGAAAATCTTGAGAATCAACCAAATCACGTTCATATTCACGCACCACTGGGGAATAAAACTTTTCAAACGGCAAGTTGATGCCATACATACGCTTGTAAACCTCATTAACTTCCGCGTACATTTCCTTGTAAAACTCAAGTGTTTTCTCCGCCATTACTTTATCATCAACATCAAGCTCTCGCTCAAGGCGGTCAATCATGTCTTGCGTGATGCCATTACCCATTTGCCCGTCAGATGTTTTCTTAATTGGCGCGGTTAATGTTTCGCGCAGCTTTTCGTTTTTAAGCTGCATATAAAGCGTTCGCATTTGTGAGCGCGTCAACTTCCATGGTCTAGCTTTCTTGTCACCATCCCGTTGGAATGTGCCAAGGTTAACCTCAACCTCATCCTGCAACATTTTATTTGTTATAGCTTTACCATTTTTAAGGCGGTACACACTACCCATCAAAGACAACATCTTATCTGTGTACCTTGTGTAAAGCGCACGTTCATCCATTAATGACTCACCAACGCGGTTTATCAAGTAATCAGATAATGCGCGGTCTTTACCAAATGGAATATCAATCACACCTTCCCATGAATGCATAACAGCCATGTTGAGCGAAGATGCTTGATTGACTTTCTTCGTTACTCTATTTCTAAAGGCTTTCTCGTCAAAATCTTCAATATCCTGACCTTTTAACACAAGGTCCAATATACGCGCCCGCACTTCATTTACCGCGTCCCTGCGTTTTTGGGCCGCGCTTTTTGCCGCAGACTTCGCACCTTTTTGCAGATTATTAAGATCAAGTAATAAATCAGCGGCTTCATTACCACCAGTTTTGCCAAGTTTTAAGTACAACAACTGGTTTTCATATAATGTCGCTTGCTCACTCTGCCCCTGCGTTTCCTTCATAATATTTTCAGCGAGCTTCTTTGATGCTTCATCTGGTGTCATTTTATCAGCACGTTTCAGCACATCGAATATTTCCTGAATATCAGCGTCATTGGTTTTACCAACTGGTCTCGCGCCACGCTTCTCGGGCTTCATTTTGTTGATAACCTTGGTTATCTCGGTATTCAATTTACCACGCTGCAACTTCATGACTTCACGATCTATTTTCGCTGCTATTCTTGGCAGAGCGTTAATCGCACGTTCGGTTGTTTGCAGGTTTCTGATCGTTGCTTCAAACTTGTTACGCTGTTGAGCCGGTAATCCTGATTGGCGCACCATGTCGGAAATAACCATCTGCACGCTCGCGACTTCCTTACGGACATTTTTCGGCAGCTTCTTTATAGCTTCCTGCGCTGCGGATAGTCTGGCCTTTGATGAGTTAATACCAAGGTTAACAACAGCAGAACCCTTAAGCGTCACATCCTCTTGCATCATTTTGCGGACACTTAATAATTCCTGATCTGTTGTTTTAGCGGTCATTATATCAGCAAGTTCTGATTCAAGCTCATTCCTACGCGCCAACAAGTCCTCAACATCAATATCTTGAGCTTGCTGTTCAATCTCAAGCAATGACTGATTTATCTTTGCTATCTTTTTATCAATTGCAACAAGCGGTTTTTTAGCCGCTATACGCTGCGTGCGTTCTTCTTGCAAAGCTGCGGCCTGCGCCTGCAAATCAGCAACCTCGGAAGCCCTGCTTTGCATAGCGGCGTCCTCCAAAGCGGACCATTCATTATCGATAGATTCAAGTTCACTGGTAATCGTACGAACACGGCCCTTCATGGCGCGATAAGTGGCGTTCTTTATATCGTTGCCGCCGCGCTCTCCTATAGCTTCTAATATCTGCGCCCTATCGGAATCGGTTAATTCCTTAATACCATCAAGTTCGGCTTTAATATCGACAACATCGCCTTGCTGGAATTTATTAAACAACTCTGCTGTTTTCTTAACAACTGGATCACTTATGTCAAATTTACCAGCTTCGTTTTCCAATATCTCGGCGAGTCTATCCTCGAATTTCGGCATATTCTCATTTAGCTTAGACATGAGTAAATCAGCCTCGCGTGGCTTTACTTTAGTCTCAAGCAGTTTATTATAAACATAAGTAGAGCCACCGCCCGCGAAAGCACCAAGGAGGCCAGCATACAGCGCATCTTTAAACCCGCCAAGTATATCAACTTCACGAACACCAGTTGTTTGCGTTAATGTTTCCTCTGCGCCAGTTTGGAAGAATTCCTGCACAGCTTCAACCGCCATTGCCTCAACGACTTTGCCGATCTTTAAATCGGAAGTAATGGCAGACATGAGCTTGTCGAAACCAACCATTTCAAGACCAGCTTCAATCGTACCACCAAGAGCGGAAACCCTCGCGTTCTCATCAAGCGATAACTTATCACGGCCTTCTAGGTATAAAGAGCTTTTCTGTATTCCACCCATCATAAGCATTGCTGCTTTCGGATCGCGGGTTAATGCGGAAACACCAATGGCGGCCAATGTAGTTGAGCCTGTACTGCCAATATCGAACAAAACTTTCTCAACTGCGTTATCAGTCTGCGCCAATTTTGTTGTCTCGCGCCATTTCTGGTTATTAGCAGCAATGCGCTCGGCGGCTTGGATAAGCCTTTCATTTCTGATAAGGCTTTTTTCCTGTTCTGCTTCGCCTTTAAACACCCTGTCTGTATTCGCCCATGCACGACCAGCACGCTCAAGTAAGTTGAACGGGCTTAGGAAACTTGATGGTGTTGTGCCAGTACCAGTACCTTGCATCAAAGCCTCATAGGCTGTTGGCCTTTGCTTGGTTAATTGGTCCTTATAAGCATCAGCAAACTGCATACGAGTTGATGCGCCAACTGTTGCTGGAATACTTTGCGCTTCTGTTGCTACACCTCTAAATGGTGCAGTTATAGTATCGCGCATTTCAGAGGCGATAACGGGCAACACTTCCTCGGATTGGTACTTAAGTGCGTATGATAACAAATCAAATACAGAATCACTCTTCGATGGCACATAACCAAAAAAGTCTTGCGGTTTTTGACCCTGATTACTGACTTTATCATGGTATATCGCCTCGTCAGCATTCATATACGTAGGCTTTTCAATCACCCGCCCGCTTTGCTGGTCTAGCAGCGTTTGTGGTGGCAGTACAGGCGTATCAGGCGATATACCTAACTCAGATAATAAATCATTATTTTGGTTCTGTTTCGGGTCTACACCCAATTCTTGCAAAAGGTCTGCCATTATAATTTCCCACTTTGGCGCATAAGCTCTATAACTCTTTCTGGTGTTATTCCATTATTTTTTGCTGAATCAAGTATGCGGTCGGATGTAATAGTAGTACCATCTTTTAATGTATAACTCGCCTGTAATTTAAACGGTGCAGATACTTTATTGACAGCAACGGATTTTACACCAGTTTTGGTTAACTCAGGCGGTACAGCAACGGAATTTCCAGCATCATCATAAATAAGAGTCGGGAATTCACCAGCTTTAAAGTTATTAAACTGTGGGAATTTCTTCTTTATAAAGGTTTCTGTAATCTTTGCCGCCGCACTATATTCCTGACCTTCTTTCAAGCCACCAGCTTCTTTAGTGGCTTGAATAGTTGGCGCAATGGATGCAAATAACTCAAGTCTTGTTTCAGGCGTGTTGATTGCCTCATTGCCTTTAGCTGAAAGGAATGAATCAATTGCATCATAGGAATCAACAAGCTCATCATTGGCTATTGTATCACCGCGTGAAAACCAACCAGCGGATGGATCGATGCCCTTAATCTTGGCTTCAATGACGGGCATAATTGCGGCAAATTTTACGCGCTGCTCTTTAGATAAATACTGTGAATTTTCAATATAATCAGCCTGAAACTTGGCAAATTCAGATAACCCGTCAGCAGGTTTATATACACCTTTCTTTTTTACCATCAGTTCATCAAAACGCGCTGTAAGATTTTGCTGTATAGATGCTATTTCAATCGGGTCTTTATCTGTGAGATTAACAGGCTTTTCCATTTTATTAAGCAAAGCCTTACCGACCTTGAGCTTGTTTTGATCCTCGCCAGCATCAGCCATAAAATTCATGACTTCGGAATATGTCAAAGTCTCATTAGCGTCTTTATCAATCAGTTCGCGATATTGCTCTGTATTTTTTTGCAATACAGCAAAATCAGCCGCTTCCTGCTTTTTCTTTATAGCAGCATTGGCAACATTTATAAAATTAGTACGCTGTGTTGGCGTAAGACTTTTATACCGATCACCATCAATCTCTGACAAGAATTGTTCTGGATTATTTTCAATAACCTCAGTCGCCATATTACCAACAGCAGACATATTATATTTCTTCAAATCATCCATGGAAAGCAAATCAAGCGGCGTTCCTGTTTTACCAGTCGCCCCATCAAATTTCTCGACCCACTTTTGCGCGAATTGTCCAGCGGTTTGAATTACAGTACCATCGTTATTTATAATAGAATCACGGCCCACAAGAGATACAGCGTTCTCGCTTGGGTTCGTCAGCAGTTTTGCAGCACCAACTCTACCTTGTTGGTGTGCTAGATAAAGCTCGCCATCAGTCGGTTCACGTCCAAGTTTTTTTGTTAAATAGGCTTTATTATCAGCAGTGAATTTCTCAAGCGCAGCTTTTTCCTTTTCTGGATCGCCGCGATAATCAAACCCGTCACCAAGTAAGCCATACTCTCTCGCTGTGCCATCAACCCATTGATACAATCCTTTTGCTGTAGAATTTGGATTTTTGGCAGCAGGATTACCGCCGCTTTCAATAGCTGTTAGTTTGTCAATATAAGAACCACTCGTGCCATTTACAGCCCTATTCGTCAGCTCAACCAGTTTTTCAGGTGAAAGTCGGCTTGCATAAATACGTCCAGTTTCAGCCTCTAACGCTCTTGTGCGTCTGCCATACTCAATATCATCTATAAGACCTAAGTTCCTTAAATTAGCATCAATCTCAAGTGTCGCCGAGGCGAGCTGAGCAAACCTTCCATCATCAGGAGATAACTCCATTGCTTTAAAATTATCAGCCCTTGTTTGTTCCGCTGATGCGAGTGCTGCAGTATTGCGCTTCTCACGTACCTTACCATTAATTGAACCCATTTGTTTGGCGAGGAAATCGCCAGTCCATAAATCAGCGTCAATCTGTGCATCTGGTGAAAACGAGCCTTTGTACTTCGCCTTAATGCCATCAATGAGTTTTGTCGCATCAGTGCCGAAGTTTTCAACGTCCGTTCTGTCAGCTATTTGATTTTCAAAATCAATGCTTGAGCGCAGAATTTCGGAACGCATTTGTGCATCAAGTAAGCGGTCCTTCCTATCCTGCATTTCTTTACGTGCTTTTAATTCCTGCTCCTGTGCAGCTCTATCACGCTCAATCGCTTCAACGCCTGTGCGCGTCATTGTATTACCAGCATCTTCAATAGTCGCGCCCATACGCTGTGCTGCATTTGAAATAGCAGATGTGTCATACCCTTGAATAGAGGCTTGCACCCGTGGTGCTTGACGTGTGCCATATACTTCTTGCGCGGTTGGTAACTTTGGCATTATACGCGATTCCTCGTCTTGGTCGTTGTACCATCATTCCAATAGATAGAGCCGCCACTGTTACCACCATACTTGCCGTATAGCGTGGAAGTGGATGACGCGGCGTTCGCCAGTGTTGAAATAGTTTTAGCCTTCGCTTCTGCGTTTGCTGCTATTCTCGCGTTTTGGCCTTCGTATTTCAACAAGTCGGATTGCTGCGTCAACTTGCCCGCTCTATCCTTACTTTCAAACAAGGCAAAATCTTTTGCGTACTGCCCTTCTGATTCCAATCCTGACATAATATTAAGGAATGAATCATCCATAGTGCCACCAGTAGCTGCCGCAACTGCGGTAGCGCGTGATTGTGCATATCTGAGCTTACGCGCTTCCTCGGCTTGTTGCCTTTGCCCAGTGGCGAGTTCCTGACCAGCAGCGACTTGCGCTTGCTTTGCCTGATATTCGGCTTGTTGCTGCTGAGCCTTACCAGCAGCGCGAATAGCAGATGCTTGCTGCAATCCGCCAACAGTAGATAAAACAGTACCTATAATTGCCGCTTCAATACCAGTCATGTCGCCTCCAATACATACAAGCCATCAAGTTTCTTAAACCCTAGGCGAGACAAAAACAGCGGCGCACGCGCTATGCTTTCATTCGCACAAGCGTAAACATCAAAGCCCATTGATTTTATAAAAGACTTAAACAACAAAGCGCACCGCCACATAGTTTGCTTATTTATATTAACATCTTCTTTCATATCATAAAATCCATAAAAGAACCCTTTTTCATATTTTACACCCGCAACACCTGATAATTCGCCGTTCAGGTAAAATGCCATACCGCGTATTGACCGCTCTAACTTATAATCTGGGTAAAACGCTTGAAACTCGCTAAGCTCAATCGGTTTATAAGAGATACCACTATTGCCTGTCATGTTTTTCATGCATCGTCACCTGTAATACACACGCTAGAATATTGCATGGCCTTGGCGCGGAAGCCTCAAGGCATAATCTGCTATCAGTTTCCCAATCACCATCAAATTCAAACACTTCATTATCATACTGCGCGTGGATCGTATCCGCTGGTGTTTTAAGATAATCCTCCATCAAAGGCAAATCATCAAGCGTGTCAAAGTTAGGCCCATAACGTAATCCTTGATAATGCGTATTCTTCATAATAACGCCAAGGGTATTTATCTTCTTTATCTGATTGAGTGACGACCCAAGACTTGACTGCAAGCTGAGTTTAACGCCCTTGTACTGTGCCTTATATGGCAGTCCGACAACAACTTTGCTTAATGACGCTGGAAGCTCTATACGTCCGCTAACAACAGTTTGTCTATTGCCATCACCATCATATGTGTAATCTTTACCGTCACCCCATAATACAACTTCCTCACCTTCCAAATGATTAAGGCCAGTCAGTTGATTTATTGGCGTTCCGTCATAGACGACAAAGCTATCAGCTTGTTTGTTTAACAAACCGCCGGCACACTCTGTTTCCATGGCAAACTTCTCAAGATACCTGACCGTGTTGCCGTTTATCGTGCGTTTTACGCAGTAGTAAACATTATCTTCTTGTGCGCCGGGCAGAATGACAACATCTTCAATCACGCCGCTTGTTGAGACCGTAAACCAGCTTTTCACATCCTCAAGCTCATCTTGTAAATAAACAGCAACAGTGCCGTCACCTAAAACGCAATGCGTCCGCGTGTCAGGTGTTCGCTGCACCGCAGTTCTAACCACGCCGCTATACAAAAACTCAGGAACAATCTTTGAAATATCATCGGACTTATAATCATCAGACTCTATAGTATAACCAGACTTCATAAGTCTCGTTGTCGATCTCTGTACAAACAAGCCAGCGTTATCAATTTGCAGGGCTTGAACGGGCGATGATCCAAATGTTGAAGTTACTTTCATATTGGCATTTGATGGCGTTAAGACTTCATCTTGTGTTGACGAGCGTAAATACCATTCCGCTTGCTGTGTGCCAACCATTAAACGCTTCATTGATAAAAGCCAGTTTATCGTATTCGCAGGGCCAGACGGGATTGTTTTGGTAAACGCCGCGCTATCGCCTTCAATGGTATCATCAAATGATTCATAAGCATCAGACACGGACAGGAATACACGTGATTGACCGCCGAACACCAAGCGGCCTTCATGTAGTGCAACAGCTGTAGGCCAGCCGCGTCTATTCGACCAATGCCCTTCGTACCAGTTTTCAGACGCGCTTGTTGATCCAAAATCTTTTAGCACGATAGCAGATACAGATGTTGCAGATGTATAGCCAGTAACGCGGCAAATACCAGTTATTGAACCCGTAGAAAAATCAAGTGAAGCGGATACTGTTCCAGATGAAAGACCACCAGATTTTACACCAATGCGATAATACGCAATCTGGTTATCAAGATCATCATCATATGTTGTTGTGGTATTTGCGCTCCAATTACTAACATCCGTCCATGAGCCTTCCTCGCCCAATGAACGCTGTAAATAAACCGCACCAACCCATGTGCCGTTTAGTTCAACTTGAAACTTTCTGGTATCACCAACGCCCGTTACACGGATTGCATCGGAAAACTGATCGGCAGCAACTGGGGATGGCGCATCGATTTCAACAGATTGCCCAGCCGATGCTATTTTAAATAATTGCCCGACACTCGCAGATGAAAATATAGGCCGTGATGCCGTTAGTGTAATATCGCCGCGCAATGCGGAAGGCGTTAATCTTGTTTTGCTGACATTGATTGTCCGAAATGGTCCATCGTTAATATAAAGCGTTTCAATGCCCCACGATTGCGCTGAATACCTGATAACCTTGGCTTGTTGATAATCCTTGACCGCAATATAAACCACATCGCCAGATTGATCGTACCTTATAAACGGCAAATCGGCCTCACCCCATGGTGTCGTCAGCGCCAAATCGCCAGCGGATTCCACCGTAATTGAATCAACCAGTGAAGCATATTCTGTGCTTGATGATAGCTCAATATGGAAATTATTGGTTGGAACAAAAGCTATAGAATACGTTCCCGCGGGAAAATCTGTTGCGGCAAATAAATCATCGCCACCAGAAGATAAACCAACTTTTAACGTGACAACACCGCGTGTAACAACAAGGCGTAGTGCGTGCTGTGTATTAAAATAAGCACCAGCTACGTTCACAACTTGCCTGCGTATAGCAGAGTTAAACCCAGTACCTTTGAGCGACATATAGCCGCCTGTGGCCCATACGGATGTGCAACCAGCATCATCTGCATCAGTCCAGCCACTCAGGTCTGTATTAAACGTACCATTTGTTACAGATGTATTAACTTCTGGTCTGGATATAGCAGTCTCACCAACTTTTACACGCAATCGGTTTGCACTGAATTCCAATATAGCTGTATCATCATTCTCATAAATAAACGGCACATGGAATGACTTCGCATTTGAGTACGTACCGCCAGTATATCCAAGGCCAGCACGAAGCATCATAGAGCCAAGCACTCGTGGCATCCAATTATTCTGGACAGACGCGGACATTGCCAGACGTTCAATGTCTTGTCGCGCAAGACCAAGATCGGAGATAACGCCGCGATTAAAGTTGAGCAATATCGTGTTTTGCTTCACAGCTAGAAGAACCCTTCACTGAAACCATCACTAAAACCGCCACCACTCGGAACACCGCCGCCTGAGCTACTAGACGAACCAGATGATGCGGAGCTTGTATTATTCGCAATACCAAATGTGCGATTGCCTGAAAATCTTGCGCTCGCCCATGAACCCATTGGCATACGCTTTGATGGGCCATTCATACCATCCACAGCCTTTGCCTCTCGCCTTACACGATCAGCCTGTTTGCGTAATTCCGCAACCGCTACATCGCTATCAGTTATCGGTTTGCAAGCCAGCGCAGCAAACTCAAGCTCTGCGTATTCAACCACGCTTTGAGGCCATAGAGATAAGTCGCCACCGTAAAACTGGTCTGCTGATATAATGCGGAAATATAAAGTGTCATAATTCGCATAAATATGAGAACGCTCATCCTCATAATCATTAAACGGAGGGTTAAAATTTTCATTAGCAGATACGCCGATTGTGCGCACCCAATCAGAAGGTTTTTCATGTGCAAACTCATATCCGAACGCTGGGGTTACAGTGTTATCATACGTACTTTGATAGGTGCGAACCGCAAAATTCCATTGGCCTTTCTCAAGAATTCTCTTAACAAAGTCATTATCCCATATCGCATCGAGGACACGGCGGGATTTGCGGTTTTCGGATAAGCTCGCAAGCGGTCTTGCGCCTAAGCGCATTAACGTAGAATTATAAAGTCGCAGCTTATCCGTCATGCCTACCCAACAACTTTCCGATGATTATCCAAGAAAAGCTCAGCTTCCTGTTTCGTCATACCCTCTTTGATAACCTGACCATTACCGTTTACCACACGGTGTTTTGCGTGAGGTCCGCCATATGTAACGCGCAGGCCATCTTCGCTCTGGACACCATTTTCGGCAGCCCCTGATAAATCAACTGGACCATTAAGAATTTTAAGAACAGCATGACCCTTGCTTGACTGCACAACAACAGCATCAATCAGCCATGATACATCATCAGGCACTATTTCAATGCGCGGCAAAATACCCGCAGTTGTAAATTGAATAGCCACCAAAGACCAGAAGTTAGCGTCTTTAATATCCTCAACCGTTACATCATTTTCAACAACAGCGCGAAATTCAACGCGGCCTGTTGATACGTTAACGCGGGTGAAACGATTGGGGTTCAATATTTTGTTATCTTTTGACATAAAATAATCCTCTCTAAATGTGGTATAATGATACCTTATGAGTATTTTTATTGCAATGACAAAAACCCCGCAACTTTCGCTGCGGGGCTTCGCTTCCGAGAGGAATTCGTTAATCGCTGTTTGTACCGCTTCCGATAACTGTACCGTTGCTCAAGTCAACAGCTCCAGTTGTCGCGTTTACAGATACAACAACGTGTGAAGTCGTCACAGGTGCAGTTGGTGTCGTAATGTCTGTGTGGAACACAATGTCATTACGCTTCATGCCGTAGTTACCACCATTTGAGATGAAACCAGAGGCATCAGCCGCAGTTGTCGCATCAGCAGAATAGTGTGTAAAAACAGACGGTCCAATACCACCAAGTGAAGAAACGACACAAGATAGATTTGCAGGAGTATAAGCCATGGTAAAAATCCTTTCATAAGCCTATTAGATTGTTACGAGTGCGCCAGCAGATGCGTCATTGAACAGCAACTTCTGAACACCAGTGTTTTGCAACAGAGCCGCACCAGAGAACGCAGAAGCGCGTACCCAGCTATAGTTTTGCTCTTTGTTGTAATCCATCTCCACCTCAAAGTTTTCCTTATTGATGGCGTGACCGATTGCAGTCTTGTGATACATGAAGCAAGTCGCGCTTGATGTACCAACACCTGAAAGGCCATTCTGGATAAAGAAGTTCATGCCGTTCCACTGATACATTTTCTTCGTGCTTGATACGCCATCATCCCATTTTTTCATGGAGACATATTCAGCATTTGAAAACTCTTTCGTGCGCTGCAAGGAAGCCAAGAAGCCCGGCGTACAAGCAACATAAACGTCACCATCATCACACGTTACGAAGTTGTTACCCAAGTTCACAAGACCCTGCGTTACAAGATCAAGTGCACTGTCAATCGCTGTACCAGAAGGACCAGTTGTAGCTGTTCCGAGAGCTGTCAGGATTTCGTTTTCAACAGTACGTGAAATAACCTTGTATGATGTTTTGAACATCGCAGCACGCTGCATCGCAGATGCTTGGTGTCCGAAAATGTTAAAGCCGCTCATACGAGGCAAGTCATGCCATTCTGTCAAGGAAAGCGTAACTTGGTTGTTGTTCATTGAACGTGGCACAATGTTACCATCAAGGCCGCGTGTCGTTGCTGTCGCATTACCGCTATCCTCAACAACGAAAACGAATTGTGATCCGCGTTGCATGATTTCAGTTGTTACAGTTTGACGGAGTAGGGAAGCACCTCTTTCAAAGCCTTCGATGTACTCCATTGAATATAGTTTTGCATTAGCAGACGTGCTGCCAGTAATAGTCTGTCCCATTTGGAGACTCCTCTGATGTTAAAATGGTTGATTGTTTTCCACTTTAGAAAGGGTGTCTGCCTATAAAGGGGCTTTATCAGGGTGTCCTAAAGAGGGGCTGATGAGCGCAAAAGCAGGGCTTATCTAGTAATGGTATATGATATGGGGCGCGTTAAGCGGGTATCCATGATGCGATAATACATAATTTATGTATTTTTTGTCAAATATTTTTTTATTGACGCGAGAAATATATTGGGACTATCATTTGATTATCCCTATACTCTCCCTCCCTAGAAGCAGGCTCGTCAACTCCCAGACGGGCTTGTTTCAATGTGAGGCCTACTACGCACAAAAAAACCCCCGCAGGTTTTAAGTGCGGGGGAAAGGATAAGTCAAACAACACTACAAGGAAACTCAAATAAATACTATCATCCACTTTAGGGACGTGCAAGTATTATCTTCTCATGCGTTCCTGCGCGTCTAAAAGTTCAACCATTCTAGCTTGACCCTTGGTGTCTTTAGCCCATGAATCAAGGTTTTTCATCTTGGCTTTTAGCGTTTCAATTTCATCAGAAATCGACTGTGCAGGATTTGAAGAATTCGGAACAACAGTTGCGGCAGGGTTAATCTCACGTGCAATTGCAGCGAGTTCCTTTACCACTTCTGGGGATGATTCAAGCAAGGCAGCTCCAACCACATCACCAAAACGGGTTTTAACGAAATTTTCGGTCATGTTTTTATTCGCGAGATATTCTGGCCCCCATTCACCGCGCAATGTTTCCTCAATCAGAACGCGCTGCGCTTTTGTCTCCTCAGCCGCTCTCGCCGCTGCCTGCTCTTGTGTTTTGTAGTACCAATCCACCGCTTGTTTTACTGCGCCTTCTGGTGCGTTTTCAGCGTGCATGGCTTTTAAAAACTCATCGACAACAGGCTTATCAGCCTCGCCAATTACAAGACCGTCTGGCATTTTGTATTTATCAGGCGAATCAGGAATACCATTCTCGGCGCGCCATTTTATCTGATCTTCGGCAGAACCGTCTTTTGGAAACGCTATGTTACGTTTATATTCTCCAGATGAGACTTTCTGCTTTAACTCAAAGCCAGCCTTGATCGCATCCTTCTGTGAATTATATCGCCCCAAATGCGCGAGGATTTTCTCATCATCACCTGCAATTTCCCTGCGCCAATCAACAGCAGGTTCTGCTGCGGGTTGCTCGGCTGGTGTGGCGGGTGTAGCCGCTACCGCTGGTGCAGCTTCGCTGCTACTTGGTGTATTCGGCGTTTCTGCGGGTTGTTCTATTACGTCTGTCATTTTTTTGTTCCTCTCTCAGTTTTAGTAAATCAGTCTCAAGTTCCTTCACGATCGCAAGTCCTGCACCGCGCACGCCTTGAGCGTAAAGCGTTTCGCGTTCACTATCGCGCTTGAATGTTTCATGCCTTATTCTGCATATTTTATGCAGTATTACGTCAATTGCAAGTTTTTGTTGCTCAGGTGTGGCTTCGCCTTTTGCTAAACATTGCAATGCGTGTGTTTCGCTAAATTCTATCATTGCCTGATCTGCTCTAATGATTGCGCTGCTGCGCCGATTGACTGAGCCGCATCACCGCCCTGCTGCGCCATTGCCATGAGTTGCTGCATTTCTGCGGCCTGTTGTTGTTGCGCCTCAAGCTCTGCGGCTTGCTCAACCGTTCTAAACCATTCACGTGGCGCGCCAATACCATCAAGTGTATCGCGTGTCGCAGTCTTGCCATCAAGAATAAACTGAACAGCAGGATCGAACGAAGCCATCTGTGCGATAATGCCAGTCGCTTCGGAAAGCATATTACCTTTAGCGCGGTCCATCGTTTCGCGAAGTGGATTGACGAATTTAAATTCAATATTCTCGCCGAGTAAATCTTCTGGTATTTCGCGTGTCGGGCCAAACAAGCCATTCGCGAAACCAACTTCAAACGCAAGCGAGCATATACCGCCATTGTATTCAGCTTCGAGCGGATCAAGTAGCGGCAATGCGCCGCGTATGTAATCATTGATACGCTGTGATACTTCATAGGGCGACATACCACCACCTAAAGGCGGCAGGCCGATCTTGGTCATAAAGTGTGCATCTTCAATTGCAAGCGCGGTACGCTCAAGCATATCAAGCCCCAGCGGAATTGCACCATTCTGCCGCGTAATCGGGCGAAGCACTTCACCCAAACGCTCATCGTAATCAGCATCCACGTTTGTAATACCGCCAGCATAGGCGTTAATATCCGAGCGCAGCGCATCACCAACAGAAATCATTGGCGGATCAACAGCCTTCTGACCAGCTTCTAGCAAGACCAGCATCATATCCTGAATTAAAAACGCATCAGGCAGTGAGGATGTCGTCGGCGGCGAGTAGGCGTACTGCGAACCGCTTATTGTTTTCCAGCGCGGAATACAGTAAAATGGTACATTTGTATATTTTTCCTCCAGAATAGCCCTGTTCTCAACATCATAGAATATGGAAACATATTTGAAGCGCTTATTGCTTTTACCAGTGGCGTAATCCTCGGCATCCATAAATGTATGGCGCACTTCAAACTGCTGGTACGGATTCTTCTCCGCCGCTTTACGCACCTTTTGATGCACGCTGGATGGAAATATTTTAATTAAATCTTCTGCGGTTGGCTTCCAGCGGCGATCAACGCGGCTAATCTTGCCGTATTGGTTTTCACACCATACCACATCGCGCAAGTGCCAATTGCGGAACAACAGAGCATTACTGCGCCAATTCATTTCGCACGAAATTACAGTATTTCCGAAAGCGGCGAGGTCATCATCCGACTCTTTTGTTGCCCTGCTGAAATTGCTATCATTGTCATACATAGCGCGGCGCAAGATATGCCCGCTTTTTTGCAACCAGCGTTTCGCATCCTCACTACGTTTTTCGTAAAAAGGAACAGTTGCGTAAAACCAGTCTTTATCCTGCGGCCTAAATATTGTCGAGATAATATTGGATAATTCCCTATGCGCCCGAAGCGGCTGGGAAGTTGTTAGATGCGATGCGAAGTTTTCCCCTATGTTGCGCGTCATAGTGAAATCAGCGCGTTCCACGTAGAAGTTTTCGGCAATCTTTTGCCATAGTGAAAGCAGGGGAAGCCTATCCGAAAATAAGCGGTCACCCTGCCTTACCAACAATTCGCAATCCGCGACAGATGCCATCTAGCTACCCAATTTATCTTTCTGGTTTTGAGAAACATAAGTAGATTCCCGCCCAGAAGCGGAAATCCGCTGGGCTACACGTTTCTGTGCAGCCAGCTTTTTCGTAGGATCTTCCGCGTCCGGCATTGCGACCGGATCGGGAATAGCAGGCGCAGCCGCCTGCTTAGGTTTTGACATCAGCCCGCCCATTAGTAGCGATCCTTGCGAACATCAACGTAATCCACGTCGATTGTGCGCGTAGCCGCGACAAGTGAAGTCGCATAAACCGCTGGCGTCAAACCAACTGTTTTTGTTACAGCGTTCGACATTACACCGCCGCCGCGCCCCTGACCGTTAACGAAGAATTTCGCCGCGCCATCCTTATCAACCTCAATCTTGAGGATAACGAATGTATCAGCAACAGGCGCAACACCAAGGTTAAGAGCGGTTGCATCTGTATCAGCCTTAACGCCAACACCCCAGAAATTTGCAGTCGTCATGCTTGTATCGAAGATAATACCAACCGCATCAGAGGCGTTTGTCGTAATACCGTTTGCAGTACCAGAGCCTTCAATCGGTGCTTCAAACGTGCCGAGGTCGGTAAAACCAACGAATAGTTTTACAGTCGTAATAGCTGATAGCTTCAAACGTGCTTCAAATGAAAGCCCGCCATCTTCTGCTTTGAAGTTATAAAACGCGCCAAATGTAATACCGATACCGTTACCCGCATATGTCAGCGTTGCAGAGTCGCCAGTCGTCAAGCGGCAGATACCGTTAATGCCAGATACAACAGCCGCATCTGATGTTGTGGTGTCAGCACCTTCAACGACAGACCACTGATCGGCAATTACATCACCGAAAAAGTCATCAAAGAATACAACGCGCTTACTATTATCATATGGCGCAATCAAGCGGTTGCGTGAAACAACGTCACCATCTTTTGTTAAGCCGAACCCAGACGGGCCAGAACCGTGTAGAGAAACTCGAATTGTTTTATCGACAGCCATTTGCTTGTCTCCTATATAAGAATTACCCCCACGTTACTCTCAGGGGCAATGGTATTATAATACCATATAGGAAGAAATGGCAACACTATTATATGTGTCTCTTGCGTTCCGAGTGCCCGACATTCATAGATGGCCTTCCACCGCTGCCGTATAGCGTCTTATTCGTCACTTCCTTCTGCCGTTTCAGGTATGTCCAGTATGCGATACGCAGCGCGTCAGCTCTGCCCGGCGATCTGCCGATTTCCTTCTTTATCTTTTCCTTTGGCGTAATACTGATACACTGCTTGCCACCGATGCGCTCAACTTCAAATGTATAAGCACAAAGCTCTGTCATAAGCTCCTGATCTTCTGGAAGTGCCATGGTTGGATTGTATTCAGGATCGAGAGCTTCGCGAAGCCGCCACAGGCTTTCAGCTGTTACCTTATCAAAGTGCAGTACCTTATTCTGGTCCATTGCGGATGATGTTTTTGAGCCGACATAGTGCAGCACCTTTATGCCACTGTCCGACAATATACGCTTTGGATCGCCGCCATATCCGCCGCCCATATCCATACCAACCCATGCGCCGTTACGAAGATGTTTAACAACAAGGGCGGCGACATCAGAGCCATCCACAATATCCTTCCCACCTTTTGCAATAAGCGGATCGACAAACAGGTCATCACGTATTGGCGCGAGAACGGTATCATCGCCACCAAGTGACGGGTCACACCCCATGGAGTTCATAGGCTTGCGCTGCTCATTCTTCCGCTCATTCCATCTCGCGTTTGCAGCGCGTATCCATGATGTCGGAATAACCTGATTTTCCTTATCGGTTCGTGATAACATGAAATTACCATCGCGCATTGCGGAACGTAGCGGTTCTGGTAGCGCGTCAAGCGTGGATTTGTAATCCGTATTTATAAGGTATGGGTTATCGGACAGTTTGCCGGGGATGAATGTCCGTGATTTCGGTTTAGTCGGCGTTTTCTCGCCTGAAAACAATATCGGCTCAGGGCCATCAACCCACATATCCTTACCATCTGGATCAGTCACAACCCATCGAAGCTCGCCATGCTTTGCGGGTTTGTGATATGTCGGATCAAGCCATGGCCTCCAATAACCGATAATCCAGTCACCCGCAGATGAGGTTGGCGGGTTTGATGCGCCGAGAACACGGGTGCGCTGGTTTTTCTTTACCGATCTGACCCATGTCTGCAAGAACCTGAAATCATGCTCCTTAAAGTTCGCCAATTCGTCATACGCCAAAAGGTCGTGAGGCTGACCTTGCCAAGTGGTCGAGTTGTCACCAATAGCCCCAAATTCAATTGTGCGCTTATCCTTTGTCCGCAGCCTTGGCCTCGTACCACCTGTAAAACCCTCCCGCGTACCATTAAGGCGGATGGCATCTTCGGTGAGTGCGAAAAGATCAGTATAAGACGGTCTTAAAATAAGCGACTTTTCATGCTCGCTCAGTGCCAAGCCGAGGATAAGACCAGACTTGCCACTATTGCCTGTAATAAATATCTTTCCATCCCGCCTTGCCAGCCAGAAGCCAGTCGTTGTTGTAAAGCAGTACATACGCTCGGCTGGTATTCTTGTGATATTAGTCACATCACAGCGTATTGATACCGACGATGCCACGCTACCAGCTTTTGATATATGAACGCGGTATATGGTTTTATGATTTGCACTGTGAGGAGGGACTACCGATATACTCGCGAACCTTCCGCAGGCGTGGGCGGCGAATTGAATAAAGTCGGCATCGCATTTATTTGTCGTGTTATAACATATATCACCACCAGTTGCGCCTGAGTAAGCACCATCCCAATATGATACCTCATCTAGCACCACTTGAAGATGACGAGCGGGTAGAGTGTACCAATACGGCTCGTCATATTTCTTGGATAGCGTCGGCGACTCAAACCCATATCTAACCTCTGTTGGCCTATTTGGATTATTATATGTATGATATGCTATATTTAATTCACTCAGGAAACCAAGGAGTCTATCCTTCTTGCGTTGCTTGCGTAGCGATATGCGGCAATACGCACCACCATCTTTTCTGTGTGTCAAATTGCCATCTGCTTTAATTGCTACAGCAAGGCGCAGGAATAACTCATCACGCGGCGATATGTCATCATCCCATACATTAAAGGATGTAGGGACTTTATTCTTTGATGGTTTACGCTCCACCTGCGCGGCGGTTTTAACAACAAGTTTACCGTTGTATTGGTACAACGGCATTTTGTGGCATTCGGATAGTGCCATGGAGATACGGCTGGATTTAAACTCGATAAGCTCTTTGCAAGGCGCGTCTATGTATGCCAGTGGTGTTTCAAAGTGGAGAAATGGTTGGTGTTTGTCTTGCAAATAAAGAACGGCAATTGATTGTGGATTATTGACATCATAGCTATCAATGCGCTGCCATCCTGCGCTTGTCAGGTATTCAGTATCTCCAGATGTGCAACCAGCCGCGCCGCCATATAGCAACACATCAGCCTCGGAGAAGTAGGCATCCGTTTGTGGCCCCGGATTTGGAACAAATTTAATACCCGCCATTAGCTGCTCTGTTTCAGCAACCAGCTTGTCGTATTCCTCAGGTGATAGGTTTGCGATTATATCTTCGTAGTTGGTCATATTGCTTCCAATATTGTGGAACAGGGGAGTTGGTCATGTGGACTCTGATGATAGCATGGGAATGGGCGCAGGTGCGGGTGCATCACATACACGTTGTCCGAGCATAATGCGGGACACGGTGCTTTTTGATATTCCGGTTTTAAGTGCAATCGAGCGAACGGATTCGCCTGCTGCTGCGAGCTTAAGTACCAGTTCGGTTTCAAGAACCCATTGCGGCTTACGGCCTGCTGTTTTATTCGTCGTATTCGTCATAATCTATATCTTCAATATCATGCGAGGTATGTGCGTTAGGTGCGTCAGGCGAAGCAGGAGGGGGAACTCCACGCATCCTAAGCTGATCCAAGAATGCGAGTTTGCGGGCGAGTTCATCGGGTGCAACGCTCATTATGTTAATATTTGTCGTATTCCCAGCCTGCGTATCGCCAGTCGGCTTACCATCCGAGCGCGCCAATATCTCCTTCGCGGCGTCATTCGCGAGACGTTTATCCTCGCCTGCCATATTATCAAGCAGCGTCATCATGGCGATATGGCGCATGACCTCCGCCATTTCCTTCGCAGGCTTACCTTCCTCCGACATACGTTTGAGCTTATCACGTGCGACTTCAATGGATTCCACAAGTCCGATGTTTAACGGGACACCACCGTTTGATTTCTCCCCGTGGAGAGCCATCAATTTACGGTTCATCATCTGCGTGCGTTCGTCCATATTATTGTGCCAATGTGCCTGCGAGCGTGCGTTCGTCCATATGCGTTTATACTATATTATGTTTACATTGGAGAGCCATCAGTCCCGATGCCTGTACGTTATTGATATGAGATAACACCTTCTCCAATCCATCAAGTGGATGCTCTGCGCGGACCAGAAAGTAATTGTGCCCCATATCGGACATCTTGGCTTGCAAATCCTTTTGCGGCTGTGATTGTGGGCGGGACTCCACTTTTAATTCGATAAATACAGACATGCCACGGGGGAGAAGGACAGTTAGGTCAGGCCAACCTTTTAACGCGCCTGTTACGGTTTTCTGCTGCATACCCTTTGGAGATAGCGATAAACCATTACCATCGCCATGTATCACGTGGCCCAGCCTACGAAGCTCCTGAACAATGTAGGCTTGCACCATCCATTCCTTCCAGAAGTAGTGTTCATCATTTGGTAGTCGTCCGAGAAATAAATCCATGTGGTTATAGTGCCATAAGAAAAAAGGGTATGCAAGAAGATATTGGGACAGTATGGAACATATTTCGGGACAGTGAAGTGGTGGAGGTGAGTGTGGTGGTGTATATAGGGAATTCGGGGGTGGGGTAGGGGGGGGTATCAAAGAAAAAGCATCCACAGCGAAACATAACGATACGGCCCGTCCTAGCGCGCGGAATACATTCCCATAATACGATGTGATAATATATAGTATGTAAAAGAAAATGAGAACAAAGCGCGAACACGTGAGAACAAATGCGAACATGGTATCATAATACCGCCTGAAATTTGCTCGTACATTCGTTCTAATGTCCCGCAATAGGGAATCATACAGCCAGAAAATAAACCACTGTAGCGCGCTCTATTGCGATTTAACGGGTTAAAGCCGCTTTGCGGCCAGTGTCCAAACGCGCATATATATTGATAATGACACGCATTTGCAGTTATATAAGACTTATATACACCTTGCGCCATATACCGCCACTTACCCCCTCGCAATCCCGCAGTATTCCTAGGGTTTTGATTTGTGCCTTAAATTGCACGCAGGAACGCAACGAAAATGGTTTTATATGGAATCATCCACACAACAAACAAAACGCACGTAGCACGTGATTTTCGGCCTTTGCGTGCCTATGTACTTTTCATGCTATTTTATGCGTAAAATAGTGAATAAAAAATGCACTTTTAGGCCTGTTTTGAAAAAATTGTCTAAATACTAGACAAAATGAAATTTTTTACATTCTAAAAGCAAAAATGCCTCGAATCGCTTCGAGGTTATTGGCTGGAAATCTTCAATGTTTCCAATGTATTACCCTTCTTCATGCCGGGTTACTTCAGCGTATCATGGGTATAATATGGCAGTTTTTACCCCAAAATGCAAGCAGAATTATTTATGCGTATCGAAATTGCTAGGAATTTGTTCATAAGTGTAATAGTTAATACGATATGGAAATAATTTTCCATATGATTAGTCGTTATATAATGCTGTATCAGGAATTAGACAGTGTAAGAGAAAAAATTTAATAATATCAATATATTATATATATAAAGTATATACTTATATTACCTTCTACTAGAAAAACCTGTTATTTACCATAACTAGTGCTTTATTTTCCGTAACTACACCTTCCGACTTTTTTTTCGGTTTTGGACGAAAAATAAATAAAATAAATCCAACACACTGATTTAATTAAACAATTCGCGTTGACTGTCTAAAAATAAATACACAAATAAATGAAAGTAATCATATGGAAACTCGAAATAATATTGCGCGCAACTACCGTATCGAAATACCCCTGCGCTATCATGTTTTATAGCATATTATGCATAAATAATAACATTCCCATAATACTTAATATCCCCATGGCACTAACCTTGGTATTCCTGCAGCATACCCCTTGGCGTTATGGCGCTCTTCATAAACCTATGGCATAAAAATAAATGTAAAAAATTTATACAATTTGTATTGACAACATTTATATAACTATTATATAACTATTATATAACTTGAACACATAAACTCATAAGGACAAAACAATGCTAAACACAATCCTAATTCGCAAATATGGCATTCGTGGCATGAGCAACGATGACCTTCGTAATATGATGGTATTCCATAAGTCTAACCGTCGCCTTGTGGCATTATGCCGCAGGCAATTGGTATTCAATAAACTAGCTGGAATTGGTTAATAATATGGAACTGGTTCAAGTTTTAAAGAATGTTTATGTGTCACAGGCTGATTTGCAATCAGGTTCAAAACTTCTTGTGGCATATAACGCAAATGGTTCATTCAAGCTGAAGCGTGGCAGAATGTGCTTTTACGATACTAAATGGAAGACAATAACATGACAATACGTGACTATCTAATCTCAAAAGCTGATGAGTATCAGAATGACTATCTAACCATCGCCAAATTCGGCGAACACAATGGCTTAAGCGAAACGCAAGCTCTTGAATTCATCGCACTAGCACAAGCAATACGAAACACAAAGGTATAAGGATATAAACACATGACAAGTAAACATAAACACTACGATCTGGCATATAGAGCTTTTTATAATACCAGTTTTACACCAGATAAGAGGGCCGCTGATTATTGCGCGGGTTTTGATGCTGATATTGAAAAGCTAAAATCCCTTGGCGTTCCTGATGATAAAATCATCAAATATGAAGGCTTATGGGTTCAATGGATGCAGGCAAAGAGCCGTTGCCTATCGTCTATGATAACAGGGCCGGCTAATTTCCCCGTTGCGAGAGCTGAAAAGGCAAATCAGGCAGAGCATAACCGTGGCGAGGAATGCAGCGCGTATTTTAATAAACTTGTGGATTATGCGGAAAAGGAAAAATACTACGCTGAAAATCCTACAGCGCGGCCTATTCAATCGGATGATGAAAACGCCATTGAAAAACTACAGGCTAAACTTGATATATGCAAAGCAAATCAGGAAAAGATGATACAAGCCAATAAGCTGATACGCAAAAACGATCATGAAGGCTTGCGGGTACTATTGGGGGATGATTTTGCGGGAAAGGTATTAAAACCCGATTATTTAGGCCGCGTTGGTTTCAGGCAATTTGAATTAAACAATAACCGCGCTGAAATTAAAAGGCTTGAAGGGCGTATCAATGAAATTCAAAAGCGTAAAGCCACAACACCAAAGGATTTAATGATAAATGGCGTTCGCTTTCTTGAAAATCACGAGGCTATGCGTATTCAAATATTCTTTGAAGGCAAGCCAGACGCGGCAATGATTGCCTTGCTTAAATCATGCGCGTTTAAATGGGCCCCAAGTGTTAAAGCATGGCAAAGGCAATTGACGAATAATGCTATAGACGCGGTTAACCGTCGTATCATTCCAGCGGTTAAGGGGGTGTAATATGCACGCTGTCAAAGTCACATTTGAAAACGGGGATAGTATCACAACGGAAATAAATGGAACGCGGGAAAGCGTTTCAGAATACTACGCCATAGGAAAGGTTTTTAACCTTGGCAGTGTATCGGATAATTTACAGCGCGTAACAAATATTCAATTTATATAAGGAAACAAAGACATGAAACTATTATCGAAAGTTGCCCCTAAACATACAAGAGTACCAACATTATCCGATATTTACATATCAAATGGCATTGCATACGCAAGTGACGTTGATACAATTATCAGCACGCCATGCACGTATCCTGATGGACTACGGCTTGTAAAGTATCCTGATTTAGTATCAGAGCGTAGCCCATTGGATTATCCAACGGATATTATAGCGCGGGATATAAAGGAAAAGATTTTTTCTGTACCAGTAACGGTTGATATATTCAAAACGCTATCCCCTGCCATGAGTAAAGAGGCTACGCGTTATTACATATGCGGGATTGCTATTCTATCAAGCGGCATATTCGCTGCGACAAATGGCCATATGCTGATGATGCATCCAGCGCAAGGCGCAATGGAACACTATAATTACAAAGCGGGGGTAATTATTCCATCCGATTTTGTCAAATTTGCGCTTGAGGCGGCAAAGGAATGTAAGGTAAAGGATTTTGTACTTGATATACACCCTCGCCATGTTGTCGCAAGAATTGGGAAATACACCATTCAATCAAAGCTGGTCGATGGTAGTTACCCTGATATTGCGCGGGTTATTCCAGAAGGGTATGCACGCACGACTATGCACGATCAAAAGCAAATGGCGGGGATTGCCAAAGTAATAGCCACAATTGAAAAGGCTAAGGGCAAAAAGGTTTCACACACGGTTAAGTTTAGCCCTGATTCGGGCTGTACCATGCTTAGTGATGAAAGCATCCGCTTTGAAAGTGTGTCAAATTTTGAAGAAATGGGAATTGGGTTTAATGCCTTTTACCTTTCCAATATCCCTAGTGGAATTGTGGAATATAAGGATAGCACAAGCCCTATCAAGGTTATATCGGGCGAATACACCAGCGTATTGATGCCATTGAGGGTGTAATGACCATAGCAAAGGCTCGTAAAATGTTTGAACGCTTCTGTCTGGCAAATGATGTCACGCCGGAAGCGGTTATATCAAAGGAACTATGCAGGGAAGATATTGAACACGCAAGAAATGTTATTGTTTACAATATGGCACACGCCGGTATTCAATTTTGGAAAATATCGTACATAATGGAAAGGAAAAAGCATAATCTTATAAGAAATTTAAATAATTTTATCGTAAAACATAACCTTAAACATATTGGAGAAAAATGATGGGTAAGCACACACAAGGGCCAAACCTTCAAATGATTTTACAGGCCAAAGCAATGATCAAAAACGGCCATAGCGTGGAATGGGTTGACGCAACAATGCTTAGTGAATACCAAGGTAAAAAAGGATTAAAAGCCTGTAAAGACGCGATAGCAATTGCACGTATGGAATTGGCCGCGCCTGATCTGTTGGAGGCTTTGGAGCTTATAGCCAATGATGACCCACGCAATAAAAAGCAGATGAACCTATCAATGGTTAGGGAAATAGCACGCGCAGCAACCGCAAAAGCAAAGGGGGAGGTGTAGTTATGACACAGAAACACACACAAGGACCATGGAAGGTTCAGGAAATCGAAAATTTTAGAACTGGCGAAGTTATATACTATGTCCGCGATGAAAGTTTTGACACGATTTGTGATATGTATTTTGAACGCAATCAAATTTTTTTCAAACACCAAAACGCGAAAGCCAACGCTTGCCTGATCTCAGCCGCGCCTGAATTACTTGAAATTGCAGAGGCTTTGATAGATTGGGATTTTAGAAACAATCGCAAGGCCTTTATACAAATGGCATTGGAAGCACTCAAAAAAGCAAAGGGCGAATAACATGAAACTCCTACTAATCGAAAACATCCGAGGCTCATTCGTCGCAACGCCTGTACTCAATGGCAAGCGCGATGATTTCATGACCTGCGAATTCTGGACCGAGGCGGAATTAACTCTATTCGTATCAGAGTTTTTTCTAAATCCATACGCAGCGATATACGCATTTGAGGCGATTAAACAACATTCCGGCCTTGCTGAAATAGCTGGTCATGGGGCAGGTGCAGCATGAGATATATACTTGCTTGCTTATTGCTGTGTAGCTGCTCACCAGAGCCAGAGCCCACAGAACCATATTGGAATCACGCTTGCGTAAAGGACCATACAGAGATTATGCCCGTTAGAACAACACAATTAGAAGGAAAGTTGATAAAAACCAGAATGCAGATGATGCCAATTTCAATATGTGATGAGCGCGAATGGCAATGTGTTATCCCTGAGAATTGGAAGGGTGAATTAGCTTGCCCGAAAAAGTACAAAGAAGAATTTGAAGATAGAAACCCATAAGGAGACCCACAATGAACTACAACGAACAAATTGCCGCGCTACAGGCGCAAATTAAAGAGCTTGAGGCTAAGCGGGATGGTATAACCCCGTGGATGCCTGAGAAAGGTGGCGAGTATTTTGCTGTCACCATCAATAACGGTCATGAAGTTGCAGTAGCAGAATGTATTTACAGGGATCATGGGTTATTCAAAAACAGAGCTAAAAACCTAGGCACATTCAAAACCAAAGTTGAAGCCGAAAACCGCATAAAGCAAATCCGCGCCATTACCAAGTGGCAGTCAATACCGAATGATTTTGTGCCTGATTGGGGGGATTATAAGCAGTGGAAATATTATCCGATTATTAGACATGATGAAATAGATTTAGATTATAGTTGTGGATTACAATTTTTCCCCTTCCAACACTTCGCCACCAAAGAACAATGCCAACGCGCAATCGACTGGATGGGCGAGGAATCTATGCGTCACTTGTTCGGGATATTTGGGGATTAGTTATGAAAGAAAACTTGAGCATAGCACGCGACAAACTCCGCCACGCCTTGAACATAGCTATTATCTTTATCCTTGGCTACGTGGCTGGTAACGTGTACCCGACATTTGAGGTTAGGCCTATTTCAGACAATGGTTTACCCCGTCTGGAAAGCCTAGCACCAGAGATTAAAACAGATTTAAATTTTAACGATGAGGTGAAGTAATATGACTAAAGAAACAGGCGGCCCAGCATTTCCACAAAGCGTTCTCGATAATCATCAATACAAAATATATGACGGCATGACCCTACGTGATTGGTTCGCGGGCCAACAATTGATTGCTTATCGTGCGCATCCAGCAAATGAACCTATAGCAAACTTAAATTTTATTGCTGATTATTGTTATGCAATGGCAGACGCAATGCTGAAAGCGAGGAGCAATGATTAACCAACTTCTTGAAATGATCGAGACTGTAGACCCGAAGGACACGGCAAAACTCGATGAGATTGACGCTAGGGTGTGGTGTTATTTAGGGGGAGAACATTGGGGGAGGATAGAGCCAGTAAAATTTTTATACTTTGGTCCTACTGAAACAGAAAATTTATATGGTGAGCTAAAAATTGTATGTGGCTTGACTTTTTCATATAAGGGAAAATTCCCGCATGAAGCCGAGTACAGAGATTGTACTGAATTTATGACTGGCTTTAAAAAATACACCCGATCCCGCGACGCGCTTAAGCAAATTCGGCCGAAGGGGTGGGATATACATATCAAATATTGGCCTACAGAATTAGGCAAAAATAGAGCGTATGCTTGGATCGAAAAGGACAAAAAACAGTTTCGATACAGTTTACCAAACGAAGAACTCGCCGAACTGCACGCAATTTTACAAGCCATAGATTTTGAAAGGAAACAAAATGAACACGAAAACCATAAATAAAGTCATAAGAAAAAAACTAGCTGATTGGACATCAAGCATTGATGATCTATCTCTTATTAAAGACATTGAAAGAGATGTGATTGTTACAGGTGGATGTATTGCATCCATGCTTTTGAATGAAGAAGTAAATGATTATGATTTATACTTCAAAACAAAAGAAACCGCATTGAAGATCGCGAATTTTTATTGCTCTAAATTTAATGCGACTCACAGTAAAACAGAAGCAGAGGTTAAAGATGAGAATGGTAGAATTAAAATATTTATTTCAAGCGCGGGGGTTGCCGCTGAAAATGAAGAAGTGCTTGAAAATCCATTTTCTGATGCAGTTGATGCGCTATCAAAAATTGATGATACTCCATTAATAAATACCGAGGAAAAACCAAAATATAGGCCAATTTTTCTTAGCTCAAACGCTATTACTTTAGCAGGGGCTGTACAAATAATTGTCCGTTTTTATGGCGATCCAGAAGAGATCCATAGTAATTACGATTTTGCACATTGCACAAATTATTGGACTTACGAAACTGGAGTTATATTAAATTCTAACGCGTTAGCAGCTTTGCTTGCAAAAGAGCTTATATATATGGGAAGTAAATATCCATTATGCTCTATAATAAGGACTAGAAAGTTTATTAAACGCGGGTTTCATATTAATGCTGGTCAGTATTTAAAAATGTGTTTTCAGTTAAATGAGCTTGATTTAAAAGATGTAAAAGTCTTGGAAGATCAATTAATTGGTGTTGATAGCTCTTATTTTAATATCCTCATTTCTGGCATTAATTCAAAAATTGAAAGTGACCCCAATTTTAAAATAACAGTGCCATATGTAACATCAATAATTGACAAAATATTTTAAGAAAGGAACACCCAATGACAACCTACCGATTTCACCACAGGACAGAGGGTTGGACCGCTGCTTGTGAACACATGGACCGAACTGTTAATGTCGGATTTTACGCGACAGAGGCTGAAGCTAGGTTCGGACTAAACAAAGCCCTTGGACAGGCAGGACTCGCTCACCTGAGGCTTAACGGGGCGGTGTTGGAACAACAAGTATTACCGAAGGATGAATAACATGATTAAATTTGATGGTGCATTGCTCAAGAAAAGACGTAAAGAATTGGGCTTCACATTAGACCAGCTTGCGAAGATTTCTAATTCTTCAAAAAGCTACATATGGGAGCTTGAGAATAATTCAAAGATTGAGCCATCTGGGCAGAAGATATTTTTACTCGCTAAGGCTTTAGGTGTGAGTATGGAGTATTTTTATGGAGAGGAAGTTACTCAGGATAATGTTAAGCAAGCAATAGTGCATTTAGCTCATGCTGTTAGCTCTATTATTGGCGGCCATGAATACTACAGAATTTGTAAAATGGTTTATCCTGATTTTAATAATGCACAGAAAGGAATTTAACATGGACATTAGATCAATTTTAATAAACGCATTGGCCTCAGCATGGGAAAGCACAACAACGGATGATGTGCCCATAGAAAATAAAACTAGCTATAGACAAGGCAGGGATAGGCTACATGAATTTGCAGTACATGCCTTGGAGGTACAAGCAAAACACCTTCAAACGCGGTTTGAAGATGAAGCTGACACCATACACAGGCTCAACACAAAAATAGCGCAACTTGAGAACCAGCTACAACGCCAATTAGAAAGCAAAATCTATGAAGAATAATTTCAGATACTTCTTTCGCCGAAGCCACGCGGTGCAGCCGGCCCTTGCGGTTCTGCATTTGAAAGCTGCAAACGATAATTTGAAATACGAAGATGGAGATTGCAACGATGAACATTAAAAAATCGTATATCAAAAAACTTAGAAAGGGATTGCCGTTAACAACCTATGAAATCGCTGCTTGGCTCAATGTAAGCAGGGCAACAATTCATAACATGGAAACCCCAGAGGAGGATAATGCAGATATAATATGGTATTATGCCTTATCCCACTTAGCAACCGTATGTGAAAAAGAGGGGCGCACAAAAAAGAGAAATGTGCGCATCCCCAGAACAATGGAAGTTAAACCAGTTTTATAATCTTTGATGGTCGGCCTTGTCCTGATTGTGGCGGGACAAGGTCCACTATTATTAAACCCTGCTCTATTAAATCGTTAATCAATATATCACGCTGCTTTGAAGGCCATTTCTTGCACCGCTTGACAAACTCGGTCCATGAAATACTACCGCCATTCATCTGAACAATACGCATAATATCATTGATATTCTTCTCATGGTCACTTTCATATAAATGCGTAGCGACCAATGATTCCGTAAACTCTATAGCCTCGGATACAATTGCTTCCGCAATATCCATATCATCATTATTCATGATTGGCACAAGCGGGTTGCGCGTAATGGCAAATATCATGGCGATCTTAATGCAATTCTCGCGATACCGTCCCCATAATGGCCCGACTGTACGGCTTGCGATAAACTTTTTATCCTCAAGTAATCCCATTTCCCATAGGCGGTCATCCATTTCAGGCCATGTTACGGTAATAGTTTCAGGAATAATGCGGCTATCGTTTACTTTGAAGCCGGGGTACAAATTCACCCACCCCGTCAACACCTGCTCTGACGGTCTGCATTGCCCGACAAAACGCTGCCTTTGTGGTATATCAACCTTTGTACGGCAAACAATAAAGCGGTTAAGCTCACCTGATTGTACGGCTTCCTTGTTTAAATTATTGGCGTATGTATCTGGCGTTGCTGTGCCATAGATAGAAAGGCAAGGATGTGGTATTCTGGTTGATTGGCTTTTCTCATCTGCGTATTGTCCGCCGAGATAAATACCACCCGATGAGGAATACAGCTCTGTAAAAACTTGACTGACAACGCGCATATGGGTTGCGCGCTTGTCCATCATGGATTCCAGCACCATACCGAATTCGTCAATGTGCATGATTTGCGCAGGCTTGGCTTTTACCGAGGTTAATATACCCGCTCCTGAAACGATCTTGTCAGGGCCAAGGAATTGCTCGTAATCAGCCTCCAGCATAAGTGTCTTGATATATTCCCTTGAGTGGTTCTTACCGCTTGCCGTTGATCCTAGTGCAATAGTGTATAGGTTGGTGCGCGTATTCATTGGCGACTTATAACGCCTGCCATATATTGCGCCGAGGGCTGAAAGCACATTCATCAAGGCAAACATTGGCTGTGGCTTTTGTGCTGATCCGACAATATCACGCACCGTATCACCAATAAGGCCCGGCAGTTTTAATGGATCAAGCAAACCATTCGCAGGTGGCTCGTCTTTATCATCCTTAACCTTGATTTCGCCGCGTTGAAATCTTAAAAGAAATTCACGCGCTGGGTGGTCATCAAGCGTCATCGGTTCATGAACGATTGGTTTCCATCCATTCCTTTTAGCAGCAAATACCAATGTGCCAAAAGATACGCCGCCATTTGGTTTAAATGATTTCCATTTGCGTACCGTTTCGCCGGGCTTATACTTCGATCCTGACCGCCTGCTCCACTCATCCCATATGGCAAGCCCATACCCGCCGTCATGCAAGGCCATGCCGATTTCAATCCATTCACTATAAGAGCAATCAGGCGATATATGCACAAGCATCCCGCGCACATCATCAACGCTCCATTCAAGATTAGCCCCTGCCCGCTCCTCTTTTGGAATAACCGAATTATCACGCTCATTCGGTGGCTTGCACGCACGCTCTAACACCCATTCAGGCGCGTCTGCAATTTCCGCGTTTTCATCGAGGAAATCATACACAGCCCCACTATAATGCTGACTTGGTGGCGCGATAACGTAACCACCAGCCCCGCGCACATCAAGACCAAGCGCAAATTGACCTGATCTTGAATACACCTTTCTATCCTTCGGATACCTGAAATATATATGCTTGCCGCGCCCTGTGGTACTCACCAATGTTTCAGGCATTTCAGGCAGGTTCATCAAGCTCGCCTCCCCTGCTGGTCCATCAACATCAACGACGAAGAAATTGGATACAGGCCCAGTAACGATACCGATATTGGCATTTGGCTTATTTCTGAACATGGCGGTAATGGCATCGGGTTCATTCGAGGCATCAAGGAGACCATTGCGTGTCCATGGATGCTTGCCAGTCATAAGCCCGCATTCAGGATTGCCGCATGTGCAAGAGCCATCAGGTAATACGCCGTGAGTTGGAAAAACGGAAAAGCCGTATTTCTCCGCGTAGTTAAGCGCGGCTTGTAATATATTCGTTGTCATGTATGTTTCCCTTTTTTAAAATGGACAAGGCTCTAATTCGGCCCGTTTCAGGTGGTAATTGTGGCATACACATTCGAGAAAGGTTTGCCATTCGGTTTCGTTTAAGGTTGCGAGATCGGTTTTCCTGATAGAATCAAGATACTCGCCGCCCATTTGCCCGCCATATAATATCGCAGGCTTTTCCCAGTCCTCTATCATTGATCCACGCCTTCACTTTTTGCTGCTGCTTTGTTAACAATATAACGCGATAGACGCTCATGTGTTTTGTATGGATCGTTTTCCATTTGCTCAATACCATCTTCGAGAAGGAAGCGCATAAACGCCATACGGGAGTCGAACGGGCTTAGATTAAAAGCCTTGTTTAATCGAATGATTAAACCGTGTTCAAGAATTAATAATATTTTTTTCATTTTCGTACCTTTTTATATTGACGTTATATATTATCTATATATATTGTATATATCTGCTATATAAGTCAACACAAAAAAAGGTATAAAGATATGAAGAAATATAAATTAACACCTGAGCATAGAGAGCAATTAAAACCTTGGGCCGATAAGTGGATCGCAAATGGATTATCAACCAAACCAATGGATGATTACGATTGTGAGCAAATGCGTGTAGCTATCAAGGGATTGTACGAATCAGCGGGATTAACACCGCCTCCACCTGAGCGTATTGTCTTTGTTCCATCTCCTTTTGTTGCGCGTTTTGCTGGCGGTTTTGCCTCAAGTATCTGGTGGAAGCGCAAAAATGCTACAGACGCTGCTACAGACGCTGCTACAGACGCTGCTACAGACGCTGCTACAGACGCTGCTACATACGCTGCTACATACGCTGCTACAGACGCTGCTACATACGCTGCTACACGCGATGCTACAGACGCTGCTACATACGCTGCTACACGCGATGCTACATACGCTGCTACAGACGCTGCTACATACGCTGCTACATACGCTGCTACACGCGATGCTACAGACGCTGCTACATACGCTGCTACACGCGATGCTACACGCGATGCTACAGACGCTGCTACACGCGATGCTACACACGCTGCTACAGACGCTGCTACACGCGATGCTACAT